AGAATATAGGAATGCTTATGTTACGAATCTGGGGAGAGACTAGAAATAATGATAAAGCATACACTACACTATACTATATTACACATCCACATATACACAATGCCATTCCTGAATGCTTCCGTAGAATGCCTAATGCTTCTTCGATCTTCGATCGTCTACATATGCAAAGCAATATGTTCTCTCATTAGGCTAATACATTCTTCGAATGCTTATATTCCTTATACATTCTTCTCTTACTTCCACATGAGTATTTATGCAGTAAATACGAATGACTACTTTCTTCTATAGAAATAAGTATTGACAAACCCTATTTCTACCTCTATAACTTTCAGTTATATTAATTCTCAGGTTTCTATATTATTCTAGGTTTCTATAAGAGATATACTATATACTCCTAGGAGTATCCTATGTATATAATATAGGAGTATCTTATATTATATAAGAATTAGTATATGTATATACATATTAGCGAAGCATATGTTTATCATATGTAACATATATGCTATATACTAAATTTATCCCCCTTCTTAACACCTCATTATGAAAATAAATTAGCTCTCTGTGATTTAGAGGGTTGTCCTATGGCTGTCCCCATGATATGTCATAGAGACATTTATGGAGGAAGAGCATGGCTTGTCTTATCGGGATTTCCATTTTTATCACAGTGTTATGTGTAAGGTGGATTGCCCATCAATGCTTCTGGAGGGGATAATCATGGCCATAATCACGCTGCATAATCTCTCGGCAGAGCGCCCTGCCGCTGCTAAGCGACTGGCAAGGCTAATTAATGACCATGAACAGCGGCCTTGGGGGCTGTGCGAGACTTTGCTCAATTGCTGTGGCTTTAGGGCAACGTCAAACGACAGCGGTGATACGCTGTTCGCAAATCCCACAGGGGATGTGTTACGGTTGAAATACATCTACAACAGTTGCTATATGATTTGCCCAGAGAATTGTACGGATATTGTTGTCGCGGAATAATGGAGAGGAAAAATAATCATGGCAAGAATATCCACCGAGGAAATGGCTAAGAGACGGCGGGATGCCTTTAGCCAGATCGACGTAGAGCAGACTACTGTATATGTCTCTCTTGGTAATCTTATTGAGCTATGCAGGGACATCGGCGAAATGTCTTATGATTATGCTGTGGCTGCTTATGGCAATGACTTGAATAATGACACTCATAGGGCCCTATGTCTCGCTTGGACGAGAGCCATTAACCAAAAGGTGTAATATGAAAATTCCCCCTGGATTTAGAGGCAGTGTGCTATTTCCCGCCACCCACAGTCTGGAGCGATACCTAGAGGACATGAGACAGGCTAATATATATCGTGCCTACTTGTACCGTCGGCGAGACGGTAAATACACTAAGGTCAAGATCAATGCCGACCAGAGCCTTAAAGAGCCTTTTGCGGTAGCAGATTACAGATGTGGGTGCTGGGCACTCGCCTAAACCCTCTCCGCCATGCCTCTCAAAGAGCCGTCTCATAGTAGGGATGGCTCTTTTTGTATGTACTACCTGGAAAAGCACCTAGAGGACATGAGGCAGGCTCATAAATGCCACTTACCAGGGATGATACCTCTATTTCCCTTTTTAAAGCTCGACAGAGCGTCGTTAGATCCTTTCGGCTATGGTTGCCTACAAAATCCTCCCCTGCCTTCCTAGGGCTTCCTAGGAGGAAATAGCCACATTCAATTATTTTTCATATTTTATAAAAAAGGGGATTGACCAGGACAATCAAAGGTGAGCATATGGGGGCTACGAAATGAGGGGTTTCCCCCTCCTCCTCCCGAGAGTAGACCTCGGAAGTTTTAGTGGACTACCTGACTGATTACGATCTACTCTCTGGGTCTTGGCTAACGCTAAATAAGGCCACATGGTAGAGCTAGTCATCCGCAAGGACCATAAAAGGTGTTAGGTGCGAACGTCTGCTAAGAAGGGAAACCGAAGCTTTTTCCTTCAAAACACGAAATATTATTCTGTTGACAGACCATCGTTAATAGTCTAATATATACCAATAGTCATAGAGGGGCGGCCTCATGGGAAGCTTCTTGAGACTGGGGCGAAGACAGCGAGTAGACTAGGCTGTTATCTGCCGAGTGGGTAAAGTAGCAAATGGTTGGTCGGGGGAATGGCTATGGCTTTCCCCAGGAAGACCAGGAAGCGAAATCCCAGCAACAGATTTACAACCAAACTTGAAACCCTGTCATCAACGGAGGGAAATGGGTCTTTCCCCCTGGAAAGTAGCCTAGCGGAAGACGAAGGGTTATGACTACCACCCTTGCAGCTTAAGCCCTGGACATGCTGTACAAAAACCGGGAGGAAGAGACCTTATCTCCAAGCTGGGTTGGAAGCCCGGAAGACGCCAAGAAATTGGCACGTCATGGGATGCTTAGGCTGTGCGGAACGCATATGCTGTCTTCCTGGCGCAAGGTGACGAGAGAGTATGTATTGCGGTATATCCGCCTTCCCTTTCTTGTCATCTGTCCTCCCTTGGACACCAATCCGTGGATAGCAGCCATAGCCTGCTAAGTGAAACGGATAAGGGTTCGAGGGCGGTGAAAAGGAAATAAAAGCGAAGAGAGATAGAAGCCACGCCGGCGATGATAAAGCTAATAAGTTTGGCTTCGAAAGTGCTCAAAGGAACTATGTGATTATTACTACCCTGAGTATTTCTCTCTTCACTCTTGTTTCTTGGAGGTACACACTATGACTGACAATATAGCTGTGCTTGAGGGTTATTCTAAGCAGGTTTGGTGTAACCTTCGGAATGCCCCGGAGGAGGACAACTATAAGTCTTTTCCTCTTCTTGTCAGGAAAAGTGTGAATGTTTCACAGCCGTTTTGGGCATGGTCACAAGACTATCAAGAAATGTGTTATATAAATCCCACTTTTTATGTGGTGGAAGACAAAGAATTTTGATGTTTTAACCTAGGGCGCATGTTATTTGTGCCCTTTATTAAGACATTGGGTCTTAACTTGGTAAACATTGGAGAAATAAAATGAAAAATATTGGTGGTATGGAAAAGGTTGTTGCTGCTACGGAAACGGGAAATGCAGCTCAGATTGATTTCCTGGCGAAGATTACGGCAAGGATTGACTCCATTGCGGCGTCGGATCGGTTGACGAAGGCCGAGCTTTCGCCCCTTTCCCGTGAAATCCTCGAATACATCGTTCTCAACGCTTCGCCGGATGTGGCGACGGTCAACCGGCTTCTCTCGGTCCTGTCGGCGGCCAACAAGAAAATGTGCCTCTTGTTCTTCAAAGAGCACATTCCGCACAAGGTGGAAGGTTTCGTTTTCGGCGGCCGCATGAAGGGCGACAAGCGCCTCGAAGAATACGCCAACAAGGCCAAGGATTTCCTGGCCAATCCCGACAATGATGTCTTCACTTGGTTCACGGCCAATGTCAAGATGGAAGTCAAGCCCAAAAGCTTCGAAGAGCGTATCAAGAGCCTTATTCAGAAGGCTCTCGAAGGTGACGACAAGCATCCGGCCATCACTCCCGAGGATGTGCTCGCCTCGGTTGTGTCCGGCGGAGTCAGCATCGACACCATGTTCAAGGCCATCGAAAGTCTTGGGAAGACGGCCGCTGCCGATGCCACTACCGTTGCTGCTGCCGCCCCGCCGGCCGCGAAGCGTCGCCACCCTGCCGCCAACACCGCCAAGGAACAGGCAGAGGTCAAGGCAGCGTAAAGGTCTAGGCAGTCCTGTAGGGGAGGCCGTCCAGCAATGGACGGTCTTCTTTTGCGTGTATATAACACAACTTCTGTGTTTATTTCAGCAAACTTACATAAGAAGTTTGTTTTAATAAACTTGGATTTAAAGGCTGTACAGACCAGGAAGCTTTTTTGGTATGACCATACCAGGGATGCTCTAAGCAAGGCTGTAGAGCCTTCTAAAGAGCTTATAGGAGGTATTATGCCTATTGATTGGAATAAAAAGCTTCAAACCACTGGAGAAGATCCCGTCACTGTCCTTTTCACCTATGAAAATGGGGACAGGCTTATAGGGGCAAAAATGGGGGAGTCAACCGAACGTATTTTTCGTGTTAGTGTTTCAGGCCATATACGGGGAGATGGGGATTTCATAGATGGCATTATCCCCATATATAGCATTCTCCCCGTAATCAAAAATGTTCTCCCTCAAAAAATTGAGAGATATGTGTGTGTCTTCAAAGAAGAAGATGGGGAGTGGTTTACCGGAAACTACTTATATGAGAGCAAAGATGGCCTTACCAAAAATGCCATTATTGCCAAGGTGACTTTTGAGGTGGATCCCTAATGGTCCCTTATCAATCATCCTCTGGCCTTTGGTATGCCGAAATGGGCATGTTCACTATTGGTCCTTGTCCTACCAAAGAAGACTTGAAGAGGAAGTGTATTGAATTTTGCGTTAAGGAATTAATAGAGGAGGAATGCCCCTCTCATTATTACAAGGATGAAAGCTATGGCCGAAAGAATTAATTGGAGCAAGAAGGTTGTCCTTAAGGCTCTTCCTAATATTTCTGTCAAACTTCTGCATACTTTTACCAATGGAAACTATCTTTGCTTGAATGTGAAAGGGGATGGAATAGAAAACATCTTCAAGACAGACTCTTATGGGGCGCCTGTAAACATTATGCAGGACTATACCATTATGAATGTCCCTGAATTTATCCCCCAAAGTGGCTGGGTGAATGTCTATCGTCTTGATGATGGTGGGTATTGTGTGGGGGCTATATGGGATACAAAAAGGGAAGCTGTAGAGAATAGTTCAGACGAAGACGATGATATCGCTGATGATAAAAAAGCGGAAGATACAATTCAAATAACTTGGAAGAAAAAGGTGTGAATATGAAAAAGAACAAGCAATTCAACTATATCGTGCATTTCGGCTCTTTCGACAGCTCCATTGTTGACAAGACTACAGGGGCAGTATTGGATTTGTCGAAAGACAATGACGATAAGCGCACCACCTTGGCGAATGCCCTTTGCGTGCTTAAAGGCATCAAGGGCTAACAATTCGATAGAATTGTTTCCCTATACGTGTGTAGAAGACGCTAGGAAGCCCAAGGAAGCCTGTTAGATATTTTGGTATGGTGATACCCGTCACCGCTCTAATTGGCTTCTTTAGTCTTCCCATCAAGTTTAAGAGGTATATTATGGATCTTAGAACATTAATGGCCCTTCAAAAGTCTATCAAGAAATGGGAAAGGTACGCCAAGGCTAAAGACTTTGACGAAATTAGTCTTGGTACAGGTACATGTCCTTTGTGCAGATTGTTTCATTCAAATTCACACTTTGTGCATAATAATCAAACGGATTTTCAATGTTGTGTTGGTTGTCCCATTTTTGAAAATGATAATTCACATTATCAGTGCCATGGCACGCCATATGAAGCCGCTGAATGGGCGGAGTCTTATGATATGATCGCCTTTAGAAAATCCGCCAAACAAGAAGCAGAGTTTCTTCAATCTCTTCTCCCAAAAGACTGAGAGGGATAACAGATAGTCTCTCATTAGGGGCTATCAATTATCCCCCTTATGCGTCCCGACTCGGGGTAGTAAGGTGAGGATTTAAACTGATCAGCTAGGGAGAACATATAGTGCTTCCATTTACGTAGTAATATGGTCATGGGATCGAGCCGGTTCCCTTTGAAGGCAATAGGTCGCATTCCCTGATGAGCCTGAGTGCTCGAATGCTTTATAGTGATAGCTTCTCTAATGAGGAGACTAGCGAATGTATTTTAAACTACATCCTCCGTAGCTTTTTTCATATTTTGGTAAGGTGAAATTCCTGCCCTTTTATTATAGCGCTTGTAGGCGAACGTAAGGACTAGCTTCTTTCTTATAAGGGGCTAGTCCTTTTCTTATGGGAGAAGAGCTGTGTTTATTGGATCTTTGTTTATACTTGGTGTAATTGTTTATGTTCTCGTTGTCTCTCGCAAGAAAGGAGAATGATATGACATTAATATCTCTTATAACTGTTGGCATTTTCCTTATGATCTTGTTTGGAGATTTGCAATGATAGAACCTAACAGTTTTCTTATAGGGGCTGTAGTAGGGGAATGGCTCATGGTTTTTGGTATAGTTATTCTTTATCATATTGATAATAAATTGAAATAATCATTCTATGAATGTTTTATGCTCTCAAAGCATTGTTGGTGATGCACTAGTTTTGTAATCTAGTGAGCCGGGTTCGATTCCTGGTGAGAGCACCAAATCTACTGGGGCTGTTTCATGGAAAACTTCGACAGACGAATTCATTTAGTCCAACGCCAACTAATCAATAAAATACTATCTCAAAAGGAGTATACTTCATCTTGTGAGGGAACTTATCTCATACTTATGAATGACGCCAAAAACACAAGGATTTTTCTAAATTTCATTACAACGTGATTAAAATGCTGGAATTCTTAAAATCTCTACTCCCGAATGAGTGGTGATGTGATGGACAAGGTTATTAGCGAATGGCGCAGATCTGGAAATGTAGTCTACAAAACCATTGAAACAGGATGGAGGCGAGGAACACCCATTCAAGAGAATGCCTTTACTATTCGCGTTGATCCTGGGGTTTATACCAATCAGAGAATGGCAGACGCTCTCGCCGAGCGCTTCCAGAAACTTTTAAGCGGGGAAACATCATGATTTCTACTGTCGCGGAATTCATCAAACAGGTAACACCGGGAACAGTGTTCTATACCACATGGACGGAGTGCGGTAAGCCAGGTGGTGTAGAAGGACCGTATACGATGCGGGAGTACTGCTATCCACCCGTTACCTCTTTTCCGCTAAACCATACGGAAAATTATCCGTGGTGCGTGGTAGACGAATGCATATATTACCCCGTATCTGTTCATGATATGCTAAATAACAGATCGGAGAGAGTATTTCTTTCGGAAATGGAGGCGGTTAACTTCTTCAAAAAAGAGCGCGCTGAATATGCTACCGACCCTAGATGGATCGCAAGCTATCTTCTCGAAAAAGAAAGAGCGACCGAAGATCGGGATGTCGGGCACCCGGAGGGATATTATTATACCGATTAAATTCGTTGATGGGAGGTGATGTGCTATGGATAATTACGGATATGCTGCATTAGCCATGCTCTTAGTTTTTATAATGCTTGCTGTCGCATTAATCGCCCCGGAATCTGACCCCGGACCCAGCAAACAAGAAACCGCCTGCCATTCCATCGGTATGGAGGTAATCTCTACGTCTGTATGGCACGGTAAATATTCCACGACGTATTATGCGTGCCGAAGTGCTAACGGTGCGCTATACGCTATACCAAGAGAGAAATGACAATGAGGCATTTATCAGATATCACGGGAGACATAATTAAAAACCCAACCGCATACGGAGGGGCCGCACTTAGAAGGCTTTTGTTCTTTATGGGTCTTCCCGTTAATTACGACGAGCCTCTTGTCATTACTCGGGTTAGGGTCATCTCCGCTATAAAAGAAAGAGAGAAATACAGTTTGCCAAAAAAGAGGGGGTAAAATGGACCATTTCATAATTATTCTTATGTTGTTTATCTTTTGCATGTATATCGCCGCACTTTACCATTTGGCTTTTTTAGTCTCCCTATCAAGTTTAAATTGGTAGGTGGTGATCTTTATAGGAGCATAATTATGCACAAAGTGCTGAAAAATATCTTAAGGGAATTGGAGAATAGACCTAACAATATTAGCGAGGCAGAACTAAGAAAGATAGAATTTATTTGGGAGGATGATAGGGACACTCTTATAAGGGAGTTGAAAGAGTATTTGTCAAAATAATTCTTATGGGGGCGTGATGGAATTGGTCTACATATCAGACTTAAAATCTGAGTTTTACGGGTTCGAGTCCCGTCGCCCCCACCAATTCTTATGAGAACATTGTTAAACACCTTTTAAGAAATTTAATTATGTCCTCATATGTGCGAGGAAGGGGAAGAAAATGAATAAAGATGTAGGTTTTAAGCTTTTAAAAGAAGCTATAGATTCTTTAAACTCCGCTGAGACATATCTTTTTGCGAGTATGCACTTAACTTATTCAAAAGAAGTTTGTGATATGGCTATGGAAGTGTTGGAATTTAAAGGGTCCCTTGAAGCTTTTATAAAGGAGAATAATTATGGTGATGACTAAGAAGGATATGCTCGCATTTTCAGCTATTATTAAGAAGGAGCATAATAGGCTTAAGGCAGTATTTGTTGGAAATGCGGAGGATACCTTACAAAATGTAAAGCTTGGTTTGGTAGATCTTCTTGAAAAAGAGCTTCCAAATTTCTCTAAGGAAGACTTCCTTAACGCGTGCTCTTAATCAACATTCTTACGAATGTTCTATGCCCCCATAGCTCAACTGGACAGAGCACAAGACTTCTAATCTTGGAGTTATAAGTTCGAATCTTATTGGGGGCACCAATTCTTTATAAGAGGTATAAAATGGCTCCTCACGCAGAGCGTATAGAAGTAAAGATCCTTGGCAAAATTATTGGGTCTGCTGAGTGTTGTGATATGATGGACAATAACAATATACTCTTTTATGACTTTGAGCCAAATAAAGAATTTCTCCAGGAGGTTATTGGAGGAGATGAAAGTAGTAGGATACTTATGGCATACAAGATTGATCTTGAAGTTTCCTATAATGAAGGCCTTTTTATTTTTTATGATGCTGACCTTTATGGAGAAGAGATTGCTCAATATCGTATTAAATTTACTGCTAAACTTGATGGGAGAACATAATGATTGATTTTACGAAGCCTGTTAAGACGAGAGATGGCAAAGAAGTTCGCATTCTTTGTACGGATAGAAGGGATAAAAACTATCCTGTAGTTGCTCTTATTGGCGATACAGATGAGACAGCTTATTACACTAAGGGGGGAAAGTATTTCCATGATAAAGCCCCATCTACCTTTGATTTAGTAAATGTTTCTCAAGAATGTTGGGTGAATATCTATTATAGCCCTTCAAGTGGATGCTTTTGGTTGAGTAGGCATCAATTTAATTCTAAAAAAGAAGCAGCAGATAATTACAAAGATTGTCTTTCTGATGATATATGTGTGAAAACTATTAAATTGGAAATACCAGATGTTTAGAACACGAAAGTATGCACATCTCCATACCATAATAAGATATTCTAAGAGAAAATGGTATTCTCATAAGCCTTATTGGAAGAGAACAGGAAAATATTCTTGGTATGCCTCTTTTAGTGGAAGCTTATCTGGAGGAAGATTACTTGAAATAGAAGAAATCTTTAAGTCTATTAAAGAATATCAATATGAACGTATTATATGGCCTCTTAGAAAAGCTTGAGTTTTTGGCCCCTTAGCTCAACGGTAGAGCGGTGAACTTATAATTCATAAGCACTAGATTGGTGCGTGATAGGGGTTCAAATCCCCTAGGGGCTACCATTTGTGTTATTTAATAGGTAGAAGTAAAATGTCTATTATGAAGCAAGCTTTAGAGTTGTTTCTTATTTTTTTGGCATGTTTGATTATTATCTCTATTTTCTAAGAGGTTAAAATGTCCAAGACTTTTAAATATGAAAACCACAAGAGTCATACGAATTACCTAAAAGGCATTTCTAATGCCTCTCGCAGAGCTTCTGAAAGGGCTCTCCTTCGTAAAGCTGCAAAGCTTCTTGAAGTTGAAGAGACGGGAGAAATGGTTTTCCCTACTAAGCCACATCATACGACAGATGTAAAAAGTTGGGAGTAGAAAATGAAAAAGACAGATGCTGAGCTGACGAAGGAAACTATTCTTCGAGCATTAGAGTTTCATGTAGATCATACCAACACTCTTGAAGGGTTGGTAGCCCTTAGAAGCGCTATTAACACTGTTCGACATATTGTTGTTCCTGGAGACAAATAAAAGAAATGTCTTGGATTGTAGCTTTATATGTGTGTACATCTCTTACAATGAAGTGTGATAAGATGGCTGTTCCTTTTAAAACAGAAGTTGAATGCAACACATATATAAAGGAAATTCCTAATCTCCCTTCTGTAAAAAGTGGGGAGATTTTCTTTTTGCCATTAAGAGATAAATTAGAAATTTATTGTCATATTAATAAATAATTTGGAGAGATTATTATGACCTTAAAAAAAGTACATATTAATGATATTAAATTAAATACTCGTGTTCGTATGTGGGGAAAAGTTTATTTTGTCAAAAATGACAATGAAGCGGAGAATGAAGAGAATTACCACATTCTTAGGGGAGATTGGGTGACTTATAGGGGAACATATCTCTCAGGGTATTTTGGAAAAAGTTACTATTTCTGTTCTGCGGATGGAAAACATTCTTTTATCTCCCCAACTACTCTTATTTCTGTCTTAACAATAAAAGCAGAAGAGAAATTTATAGTACATTCTAAAGCTCTTATTCTCTTTCCTGAAGAAAGCTTGGAAAAAGTAAAAGAGGTTTTTAAAGATTTAAGACAGCATGATATTAAAGGCAAAGATTATGCAGGACCTTTTGTTTGTCCTAATTATAGGAGTGATTGTAATTTTCGTATTACAAAACCTACAAATTTAACACAGATTGCCATCATTTATAGCGATGGAAAAGCAGTATATCCTCAAAACAGGTATTGTCACGCAGGATTGAATGTGAGGGGATATTCTCCAGATTATATAAACATTCCTTATGTAGTTTCTTATATTGTTAATCGGGGGGATAAAATGTCTTATGAGGATGTTAGATATTATGAGTGGCTTTTCAATCGTTCTCCTTGGAAGGCTTGTTTTATCACAAAGACATTTAATGAGGCTTTTGAATCTGGAATTGTTATGAACCCAAATTCCCCAAACAATTTATTTGGTGGAGCAGCAATTGCCACAAGACTCCCAACAGAATGGAATAGAGGAAAGTCATTTTGTTTCTTTTTAGACAAAGGATTTAATGAAAATATTTCTTACATTCTTTCACATTTTTATCAGAGTACAGTATTAGGGGAAGTTATCCTTCGGGCTACATCTTCACATGTAGCTATTTGTCTAAATATGAAAAAGAAGGGAATAATAAATTTTATTACCAGTTCTCCAACTTTTTTAAATGAAAACTACTCTACCTCTAAAGAATATAGAAATATTAATGAAACTTGGAATGGGAGAGGAATGTCTTATGAAAGTTATGAAAATAGCCTTAAGAAGGTATTAGATAAGATTCCTACTTCTGAAGAACTTAATATATATATAGAAAAAGTTAGACAAGCTATATTGGAGTATTTGGCATGACAAAGGTTTGTATTATAAATGGGGGCTATCAATATGAAAAGATGTTTACTGATAGAGGCTTTACTTTAGTACAAAACTTTAAAGAGGCTGAGCTTATCCAATTTACAGGGGGAGCTGATGTATCCCCCTGTTTTTATGGGGAACTAAATACAGACTCTCATTGTGACAAGAAACGAGACTTAAGAGAACAAGAGCTTTTCTTTTATTGTCTTGAGCATAAAATTCCTATGGCGGGCATTTGCCGAGGAGGGCAATTTTTGAACGTCATGAATTGTGGGAAAATGCAACAAGATGTGCCAAATCATTGTAAAAGTCATAAAGCATATGATTTAGTAGAAGAAAATTGCACATATAAATATATGGAAGTCATTGAGGATGAGTGGGGGGTAAATGATATCCCGAAGTTTGTAAAAGAAGAAACTGCTCCTATTATAGTTACATCTACCCATCATCAAATAATGATTCCTCACACAAATGCGGAAATTCTACTAGTTGCTCTTGAAAGATTTAACCTAATAGAAGACTATGAGGCAGTTTGGTATGAAAATTCCAAAAGTCTCTGTTTTCAACCACACCCTGAATTTGGTACAGGAGAGTGCCAGGATCTATACTTCAAGTATATTGAAAAGTTCATCCTCTAATTTGAATGGTTAATAGGAGGCTAAAATTTGTGGAATTGTAGGGGTCGCTGGGGATATCGGGCAAAAGGAAAAACAAGCTTTTAAGCGTATGCTTGAGCTTGATACTGTTAGGGGACCACACTCAACAGGAATATTTTGTATCAATATCGACAATAAAATTGAATATGATAAGACCGTTGGCACACCCTGGGATTTCTTTAAAGAGTCTGAAGTATTCTCAAAGAACAAGAATTTGACGGGCCTTTATAAAGTAATGGTGGGGCACAATCGTTTTGCCACCTTTGGGGCTATCAATAAAGAAAATGCTCATCCTTTTGATTTTGTAAATGTAATTGGTGTTCATAATGGTACAATAGCTACTTCTTCCTTTAAGTTTCTAGAAGAGAAAGGGGTTAAGTCTGTTGTTGATAGCCAAATGCTATATGGGGCTATTAATAATATTGGCTTAAAAGAAACTATTAAGAATACTTCAGGAGCTTGGTCTTTGGTATATTGGGACAAGGATGCAAAGGTACTAAATCTACTAAAGAATGATCAACGTCCTATGTGGTATACTTTTTCCAATAATAAGAAAACATTATTATTTGCTTCTGAACCTTGGATCTTAAAGGTAGGGGCTGATTATGCTGGTTTAGAAGTTACAAAATGTCAATCTACTAAGATTGATAAACAGTATTTCTTAAAATTGGAAGGAGAAACCTTTAAACAGTCTGCTGAAGATTTCAAATACTTTTCAGCTTCTGTTGAAGGGAAAGTCCCAGATACTACTTCAAACACAGTTTATAGTTTCAGTAATGAGGGGTATTTTAAAAGCAGAGAAGATGCTTTTAAGGCTTCTGAAGAAGATGGGAATATTCCTGCTTTCTTTAATAAGGAAGTAGATAAGTTTAATATCTATCCAAATTTCGCTTATTTTACTCTTAGTTGCCTGCTAAGTGAGTATCAAGTTAAAGTTTATATACCTAGAGATACAAATATTGAGGATATACGTACAAAATTTGAGAAAACAGAGGGTTGGTTTTATCTTAAACACTGTGGATATGTTAATGGTCCCCATGGGGAATCTGGTATGTTTACCGCCTCTCTTAATGATATTTCAGAAAATAAGCCTTGGGATGAATATGAAATGGATATTAAGACACAAGAAGATGGGGCAGTAATTAATGGAAAGGTTTATACCGAAGAAGAGTTTGATAAACTTATGAATATTGGGTGCTGTAATTGTGGGGATACAACAACCCCTTTCAAATACCATGATAAAATTAAGTGGTTAAAACCTGTTGAAACATTTCTATGCCCTGATTGTGTTGATCAAGAAAATACCTTTGGTACTTATGTAGGAAATTATTAAAGGAGATAATTATGAAACTATTGATTGGTGCTGATCCTGAATTGTTTGTTCAAGGAGTTAAGGACGGTAAATTCTATTCTGCCCATAATATGATAGAAGGTACAAAATATGCTCCCCAGAAGGTTGATTTTGGGGCACATCAGGTTGATGGTATGGCTTTGGAATTTAATATAAACCCTGCGGCCACTGTTGAAGAATTTACTCACCATATTCTTGCTGTGAAGAAGAGTCTTCATGAAACAATTGGTATGGGGAGATTTAATCTTTGTGCTTTTCCCTCTGTTAAGTTCTCTAAATCTGTGTGGAATAAGACCCCAGAGGTCGCCAAGATCTTGGGATGTATTCCAGACTATAACGCATGGATTAATGGGGGTCTTGAAAATCCTGCTCCACATAATCAGGGAACTCTTCGTACTGGTGCGGGGCATATTCATATTGGCTGGGGGGAAGACTTTGAAATTAAGGACAAGGGGCATATTGAAGAATGTGTTGGATTAGTTCAACAGCTTGATTTATCCGTTGGCCTAGCCTCTTTGGTTTGGGACAAGGATTATGATAGGCGTAAGCTCTATGGAAAGGCTGGAGCGTTCCGGCCTAAGACATATGGTTGTGAATATCGTGTTTTATCAAATGCTTGGCTCCAACAGGATAACTTGATTAAATATGTTTATGATGCCACTGTTAAAGCTTCCGAAGACTATTTTAATGGCATTCATTATATTGAGCATGTAAATGCACAAACAATTGTCTCTTTTATTAACAATGGAGAGACCAATAAGCGAGATGAGGATGGGATTACAAAGGAACTTTTGATGATGAAAGATACCTTTGAGTTTCCTGTTCCTTGGGCAGCTTAATATGTATGACAATGCGGAGTATGCCAATAGTCGTTTGATGGGAACAATTGTGAGGTATGGTAGGGAACCTGTTACAGTTGATCTTTGTTCAGATAATAAGGTGTTGGGGAACATTTCTGTAAGCTTTACTTTTTTAAAAGACAACTGTAAAAAAGTAGCCGCCTTAGAGGAGCTTAATTTAGTCCCTGTTTCTTTAGGTTGGGCTAATTCACCTTTTGGTATTTCTTATCTCGCAAGGGCTTCTCTTAGAAAAGATTGGAGACAGGGTTTAAGGGACAACACCTTAAGGTCTCTTTATGGAGTTGATTGTAGAAATATTCCATTAATAAATTTAAGAGACTGTATCATTGAGAAATATCCAACCTTTTCTTATGCCTTAGAGGAAGTAACTTGTTTTCCAAATCCTATTGCTTTTAGTAGGAAGTTCGCATTAGCCCCTAGAGGGGATGATATATACCTCCTTTATAAATATTTTGGGGCTGTTGGGGATGTAGTTAATGGTAGAATACATTTGAAAGACAGATTTGGATTTTTAATTGAGTCTTTAGATGAGGTTTTTAAAAATGAGCACCATTAAAGATTTTCTTCCTTGGGTAGAGTCTCAAAAAGGTCTTATTGGCTTTGAAATAGAAGTGGAAGGAAGGCATCTTCCTAATATAGAAAATTCTTCCCAAAGTTTTCTTTCTGCTTGGAGGATTACAACAGATGGTTCTCTTAGAGGGGAGGCTTGGGAGTATGTTTTTAAGAGACCGTATTCTTTTGAAGGAGCAGAAACGGCCCTTTCTCTCCTTAAAAAGGAGTATGAATATAAAAAAAGCATTATTTATAGTAGTATACGAGCTGGCATTCATGTGCACCTTAATGTACAAGACCTTTCCTTAAAAGAGTTTACCACACTTTTAGCTATCTATTATTCTCTTGAAGAAGTGTTGGTTAATTTCTGTGGGGAAGATCGAATTGGGAACCACTTCTGTTTAAGGGCTTCAGATGCGGAATATGTATTAGCTGCTTTAGTTCGTTCCTTTTATAAAGGGAAGGTTCATGAACTTACAACAGATAATATTAGATATTCTGCACTAAACCTTAGTGCTTTATTTAAATATGGGAGCTTAGAATTTAGAACATTAAGGTCTACCAAGGATATTGATAGAATCTTAATGTGGATAAAGGCTATCATTTCTTTAAAGAATGCTGCTCAAGGCTTATATAATTCTCCACAACAAGTTCTTGAAAGTCTTTCCTTGGGAGGGGCTATATTCTTTGCTAAGAATGTTTTAGGAGAAGAACTTTTTAAACATTTTGATGTGGCTGGGTTAGAAGAGAAGATTTATAAAGGGGCTAGGAATATTCAAGACTTTGCTTATTTAACGGATATTACAGCCATCAGAGAATTTGATATGCAACGTGATTTAGATACAATGGAGGTTCCTGTAGGATTTGGGGCTATTAATAAGACAAGAATTAGAAGAGTAGATGTTAACGCAGAGTACGAAATTCCTATCGATGTTGAAGATAAGATAGCCCCACAAGTCCCACAATATAAAGAGTTGGGCGTAAAGCCTATAAAAAAAGATAATCCATTTTTTATTGACCCCTTACCTCCTGCAATGGTTGTTTTTGATGATTTTGATGGGAGGGAAGAACGCCTCCCAGGAGAGGAAGAAGAGAATGAATAATAAGTTATTTTTATTTCCTTATAATCCAATGAGTAATTCTGCACAACTGCTTTCTAAACAATTAGATATTATGCGTATTAAAAAGGAAAACAGTCGCTTTAGGGGAAATCCTAATAAAACTGTGATTAATTGGGGAAATAGTAATATGCCTGATGAACTTTTAAAGTGTCAGGTTATTAACTCTCCAATTTCTGTACAAGTATGTGCAAATAAACTATCCTTTTTTCAGTGTATTAGAAATTCTCCCTTTCCAGGTTGTACGATCCCTTGGACAACGAATCCTGAAGATGCAAGAAGGTGGATAGTGGAGGGAAGAACTGTTGTTGTAAGATTGATTTTGAATGGACATTCCGGGGAAGGTATTCAACTTGTTAATGAGGAAGAGGATTTGCCACAAGCCCCCCTTTACACACAGTATATTCCAAAAAAGAATGAATACCGCATTCATATTATGCGAGGAGTTCCATTTATCTTTCAAAAGAAGGTTGTAAACCCAGAGTTTCAGATAAATCCTATCAACTTTAAAATTAGAAATTTGGCTAATGGGTTTATTTTTTCTAGAAATTTTGAAGATCCAATTCCAGAAGATGTTATTACACAAGCTAAGAATGCCTTTAATGCAATTCCAGGACTTGATTTTGGGTCTGTAGATGTTATCTGGAATGAATATAAGCATAGGGCATATGCTCTCGAAATTAATACTGCTTCTGGTCTTACAGGATCAACCATTGCAGATTATGCCAATAAGTTTAAAGAAGTATTGGCTGCTTGAAAGGAAGAAATATAATGCCAAAAATTATTAATGGGATAGAATATACACATATGGTAGCAAATCCTCATTCAAGTCTTGGAGAGGAATGTTTGTTTTATTGCCGCATAATCCCCATTGTAAGTATGTATAATATTGATAAACTTCTTATTCTCTACTATATTGAAAAAGAGAATACGGAACGTCCCCTATATATAGAGAAGAGAGAACTTTTGCCTCTTCCTAAGAAGGTAGTTAGGAAGTATTTTATTGCTTATATATGTAGTGACAGCAAGAGGTTTTCTGTACCAACGGAGACAATATTTAATAGTCTAGGAGAAGCTTCCAGATATATTCAGAATGGAAATTTATATAATTATTGTATCTATCCAATTGAAATTGAGGTGGAGGATGTCTAGAATAATTAATGGAATTAAGTATGATTGGGAACAAGTTGTAACAGCATGCGCATGTTCTTATAAAATATTTTCTAGGATTATAGCTTCTCCCTCTCCCCCCGTTCCAGGAGGAGATGTAGTGGTTTCTTGTGTGTTTATTGATACTCAAGGAGTAGCTTCTAAAGAATATATTTCTCCAGCTTTTTTAAAGGATTTGCGGCCAATTGCCCCAAAGCTTGTAGAAAAATGGGTTAAATATAGTAAAGATGACTTGGGTACGATTTCAAATACTATCTATCCCTCAAAGGAAGAGGCGCTTAAAGTTGTTGAAAGGATGTGTTGTCCTGAGGATTGGAGGGTTACAAGTATTATGGTGGAAGAAGATGAATAGGTCTTACGCCTATATCTTTTCTCTTGAATACACAAGTTTTAATGGGGATAAAGTAATAAATACTAGTATCTACACTGATGTGAAATCCCTAACAAAAACGATTTCTAATATTTTAAGGGGGGATCCTAGTTCGTCTTTTAGTGTCAAAGGGGTAGATCTAATTAAGAAATTAGAAAATAAATAGAAAAGGGAATTATATTGGGAACGTGTATTGCTAAGATTGCACATGAGGAATGTGGTTCTCATGATGCTTTACAAACATTTTTAAATGATGATGGATCTATTTCTGGGTATTGCTTTGCATGTTCAACATATGTGCCACATCCATATGGAGAAAATACAAAAATCATGGACATACCTCTGCCAAAAAAGAAAACAGAGGAAGAAATTCAACAAGAAATTGCTGAAATTGATGGATATCAAACAGTAGACATCCCACATAAAAGGTTGAAGGCTTCAAGCCTAGATTATTTCGATGTGAAAGTTGGCTTGTCTGAGGTAGATGGAAAGACCCCTGAGCTTATTTACTATCCATATACAAAAGGGGGCAAGCTTTCTGGGTATAAGGTGAAGCTTCTTAACCCAAAGAAGTTATGGTCCATTGGCGATTTAAAGGGCGTGGATGCCTTTGGTTGGGAGAAGGCTATAGCCGTAGGGGCTAAACGTCTTATCGTCACAGAGGGCGAGGATGACACGATTGCGTGGCATCGTATTCTTGAGCTTATGTCAAAAGATGAATTCAAGGATTTTACGGCTGTTGTTTCGGTTCCACATGGAGCAAGCTCTGCTAGAGAATTCTTTTCGGAACATGGAAAAGATTTGAATGAATATTTTAAAGAGGTTTATCTTTCCTTTGACATGGACGCAGCAGGGAGAAAAGCTGTTGAAGAGGTTAGCCTAGTTTATCCAAAGGCTAAATCTATTTCTCTTCCCTCAAAAGATGCTAATCAATGTATTATTGATGGAAAGATGAAAGCTGCTTTTAACGCATTGTTTAATGCAACAAAGCCAAAAAATAGCAGGCTTATCTTTGGAGAAGATGTTCATGAAGCTGCTAAGGAGCCTGCCAAGTATGGGGAACTTACCTGGCCCTGGGAGCATATACAAAGAGATACTAGAGGCATCCGATATGGAGAGACTATCTATATTGGCGGCGGCGTTAATTTTGGCGCATTTTGTCAGTAATGACAATATAAAACTATGTGAATTCAGGGAATATCTTTAAAAGACAATCCTGAGCTAAGACTATTAAAGGGAGATTAGGTGTGAAACCAATCAATATTCCTGGCTATGAAATGTATCATGTGTCAGAAGATGGTGTTGTTATTAACACCAGAACAAGCAGAGTATTAAAAACAGATTTAACAAATAGCGGTTATAAAAGAGTTACTCTAAGTGTTGGAGGAAATGTACTTAGAATAACAGTACATAGATTAGTGGCTTTATCTTATGTTGAAGGTTTTAAAGAAGGTTTATGTGTTAATCATATAGATGGAAATAAACTAAATAATTTCTATAAAAACCTTGAATGGGTCACTTCTTCACAAAATAGACTTCATGCTTTTAAACATAAACTCTGCAAAAGGCCCAACAGTAAATTATCTGATAATACTGTTAATGTTGTGTGTACACTAATTTCACAACAAGTTCCTTATAAAATAATTAGGGATGTATGTAAAATACCAAAACATATTTATAAAGACATCCATTCTAGAAGATATTATAAGGATATTTCAGATAATTATATCTGGTAGTAAAGTGCAACGACTATCTCGTGAGAGAGTAGAAAGCAAGTGGATGGCTTTCGAAGCGCATAGCCCCTTATAATAAGGGTGATGATATAGTCTGGTCTATATGGTAACATATAGCAGCTTGTATAAAGCGGGAGCATTCTTACGAAATGCTTTGAACACAAACGAAAAATGGGAAAGAGTGAGATTGTTAACACTTTGGCGGCTCATTTTATTAGGAAGCACCAAATCAAAGTGTTCCTTGCAAAGCCCGAGGAGGTTAATAAGAAAACTTATAAGCTTCTCGCAGGTAAGATTGTAGGAAAGATATTTCATGATCCAGAAGTAGAATTTGATGTAGAGGCTTTTGATAGGGCGGGAGAAATTCTCAAAGACAAGGTCAGTATGATTAATCTCTACCAACATCTTGGCTGGAACAGTCTTAAAGAAGATATTCTCTCTTCTATTGCTTGGGGAGCTAAAGCAGTCTTTATTGATCCTATTACTAATTTAACAAGTGGTATGTCTTCAGCAGATGCTAATACAAAGCTTGAAGAGATTTCTGGGGAGCTATCTGTTATTGCCAAGGATCACAATGTTGTTGTCTTTATCTTCTGTCACTTAAAGGCCCCAGAGGGCAGCATCTCTAAGGATCAACGTCTCAAGTCCTATCATGATAGCAAATATATTGGTCTTGGAAATTGCCCCCATGAATTAGGTGGGGATATTTATAGTAATCAGTTTGCAGGTTCACGAACTATGATGCGTACTTGTAATATGATGATTGGTATCGAAGGAAATAAAGATCCTGATCTTCCTGTGGAAGTTAGGAATATTCGCAATTTGAAAATTCTTGAAGACAGAGAGTTTGGAGTAAATGGTATCTATCCATTATATTGGAATAACAACACCTCTCTCTTCAAAGAAATATAAGGAATTATTTTATGGATGTTAGAAATGATATTATTGGAAAGCATTATAGCTGTAATTTTAATAAGCTTGTTAATCGTTTGTCTTGGTCATTTGGGGGTAATGTTTCTCTCTCAGAAGAATGTATACAAGAATCCTACACAAGGGCATTAAAGTTCTTCTACAGTTATGATATAGATAGAGCCCCTTTTCAGACATGGTTTAACTCTATCCTTAGAAATACTATTAAGGATTTCAAGAAGTCTGATAAGTCAAAGATTTCAACTTCGGAAGAAGATGTTTTAAACTCTATCCCAGATATTAATGGGGGAGAGGAGTTTCAGTTTCGCAGAGAAATTTGTAATAAAGTGGAGAAAGACTTTTCTCTTCTTTCTCCTAAAGCGAGAACAGCAGTTCATCTGTATTTCTTTAAGAATCTTTTGCCACATGAGATAGAGAAGAATACAAAAGGGCTGTCTAAGTTTTCTGTTAGAAAGTATGTTCATCAGGCTCAACAGACAATGGAGGCAAGTTATGCTCCCTAATTGGAATGAGATTAAAGAAGAATGTGCAGAGGCTCTTATCTTTTGTGGAAGGGCTTCCCCCACAGTTAATATCAAGGACAAGACAATAAAAGGTTGGGGATATGATCCTGAAAGTGGTTCATATTCTGTATATTATACAAGTGAAGAGCTTGTATCTTTAGCTAATCAACTACGCTTACTTTCAAAATACTTAGAGCAGCGAGCTATTATACAGACAGATGCAATTATTGCAAAAAAGGAGGAAGAAAATGGACCAATTGAAGCCGCATAAAGGTAGGATTTCAGACTGGGTTAAGGTTGAAGTTTCTCCATACCTTCAAACACATTATTCAGAAAATCTTGGATATTATATTATGGGGAGATATTTAGATCACCCTATTTTCGAAGGAGAAAGAGGAACAAATAGTCTTGTTGTATCATATGACGAGACGACAGGGGAGATTGTTACCTTCAATAGTAGGTACACTCTAGTGGATTAAATAATGGAAAATATACACGTATTTGATTGTGAGGCAGATGGACTAGATCCCACAAAAATTTACTGTCTTGTTACGACAGAAGGTAAAACAATAAAGTCTGCTACAGATTATGCTCAAATGCGGTATTTCCTTAGAAGAGCCACAGTATTAGTTGGGCATAATATCATTAGGTTTGATGTTCCTATCCTTGAGAAGCTACTTAATATTAAAATTAAAGCTAAGTTAATTGATACATTAGCTTTGTCTTGGTACCTTTATCCAGAGAGAAATGTTCATGGATTAGAATCTTGGGGGGAAGACTTTGGTGTTCCTAAGCCTCCAATCGAAGATTGGTATAATCTCCCCATAGAAGAGTATGTTAATCGTTGTACAGAAGATGTGAAAATTAATAAACTTCTGTGGGAAAAGCAATGGCGTTATCTTTTAGATTTATATGGTAGCGAAGAAGAAGCTCTTAAGCTTATTGACTATCTTTCCTTTAAGATGGACTGTGCTAGAGAGCAGGAAAGAAGTGGATGGCAACTTGATAGGGAACGTGTTGAGACATCTTTGAATAAGATGTTAAAAGAACATGATGATAAATTCTCTAAGTTAAAAGAGGCAATGCCAAAGGTTCCAATCTTTACTAAGAAGGCTCGCCCAATGAAGCCTTTTAAGAAAGATGGAACTTATTCTGGTATAGGAGCTAAGTGGTTTTCCCTTCTCAGGAAAAAGAACTTACCAGAAAATTACGCAGGAATTATAGAGGAGCAATCTGGGGAAAAAGAGCCTAACCCAGCTTCTTCACAACAAATAAAAGATTGGCTTTATTCTGTAGGCTGGGTTCCTTTAACATTTAAATATATTATGGATGATGCTACAAGAAAGTTTAGGCAAATTCCTCAAATACGAAAAGATGTAGACGGAGAAAAAGTTCTTTGTGATAGTGTTGTAAAGCTTAAGGACAAGCTGCCTGCTATTGAATATCTTCAAGGCATAACCGTGCTAAGTCATCGTATGTCAATTCTCAAAGGTTTCTTAGAGAATGCCGATGAAAATAATAGAGTGAAGGCTGAAATTGGAGGCTTTACAAATACACTTCGTGTTAAGCATCGTATAGTGGTTAATCTCCCTGGTGTAGATAAGCCATATGGTGAAGATGTAAGAGGGAGTCTTATAGCAAATTTTGGGGAAGAATTGTGTGGCAGTGATATGGCTGCTCTCGAAGATAGAACAAAGCAGCACTATATGATGGCGTATGATCCAGAGTATGTTAAAGAAATGAATAAGCCTGGATGGGATCCACATCTTGATATCGCTGTTATTGCCCGGATGATGACACAAGAAGAAGTAGAAGCATATAAAAATGGAGACCATGCAAAGAAGCCTGTAAGACATAAAGCAAAGACAGCAAATTACGCATGTACTTATGGGGTTACACCAAAAGGTCTTGTAAGAAATACAGGGATGCACCTTAAGGAAGCAGAGATATTACACGCAGCTTATTGGAAAAGAAATTGGTCTCTTATTAAGATAGCTGAAGATACAATTACAAAGGTTGTACACAATCAGAAATGGCTTTTTAATCCTGTGTCTAAGTTTTGGTATTCACTTAGGGCTGATAAAGATAGATTTAGTACATTAAATCAAGGAACTGGCAGTTATTGCTTTGATATGTGGATAAAAGAGATTAGATCTAAACGTTCACAATTGACCTCTACATTTCATGATGAAGGTGTGTGGAGTATTAAACCAGGACATAGAGAAGATATGGAGCATCTTCTTAAGTGGGCAATTCAGGAGGTTAATAGAAAATTAAATATGAAAAGAGATTTAGATGTTTCAATTTCATTTGGAAATTCCTACGCGGAGATTCATTAATGACAGAACATGATAAACTTATAGAAGACTTTAAGAAGTTAGCTCATTATTATATTAGTTTATATGATGGAGAGGATTTCTATACAGAAATGGCTTGGAAATTAATACAAAAGTATAATCTTGTAGATGAATTTGGAGAGCAAATTTATGAAGAGGGTGGTGATGGTAGGGAATGATTATTAAGAAAGAAGAGGAAGCAAAGAAATATGATGATGGAAAAGTGAGGCTTGAACTTATTCCTCCTGAGCTTCTATTTGCTGTAGGTACAATTCTGAGTTTCGGCGCTAAAAAATATGCTGATAGGAACTGGGAAAAGGGAATGAAATGGTCTCGTGTCTATGGAGCCCTTATGCGCCACATGTGGAAATGGTGGGCAGGAAAGGGGCCAACTAATGAAAACTTCTTATTTGGTTCTATTGATGATGAAACTAAGCATTCTCATTTATGGCATGCTGGCTGTTGTATAGCTTTTCTTATTACTTATGAGGAGAGAAAGGTAGGGGAGGATGATAGGTATAAATAATGAATAGTGAAACACAATTATTTGGTGGAAATATTGTTGATGTTTTATCCCCTAAGGTTGAGGATGTTGACATCTACCAAATTGCTCATGCATTAGCTTACCAATGTCGCTTTAATGGTAATACAAGAAAGTTTTATTCTGTTGCTCAACATAGTTTGTTAGTCTCCTGTTTCCTACCAAATGAGTTAGCTTTACATGGATTGCTACATGATGCTCATGAGGCTATTATTGGAGACATATCTACTCCTATGAAAAAGAGTATTGATGAGGTAGTGGGTATTAGAAATAGTGTAAACACTATTGCTGATAAGTGGGACATTGTTATCTTTGATAAGTTTGGTCTTTCAATTCCCACAGAGGAGGAACATAAACTTATAAAAGAAGCAGATTTAAGAGCACTAGAAACTGAAGTGTCTTACCTGATGGGGTCTTGTAAATTTTGGACCTCCTCTAAAATGAATTATTTTAGATGTCTAAAGCCTAAGAAGGCTTGTAAAGAATTTTTGAAAATGTTTTTTCTGTTATATAAAGGAGAGTGTTAAATGTTTATTGAAGTGGATCAAGAAGATTATGAGGAATTGCTTGAGAAGGCTTTTTGGTTATCTTGTCTTGAAGAAGCGGGTGTAGATAATTGGACAGGATATGACTATGCTAAAGAAATTTATGAGGAAAAGAATAGCCAAGATAATGACGTGCTGGAAGAGGAAGTTTAATAATGCTTAATGCTAAGAAGAAGAAAGAGGTTGGTGGTGGTAAGAAGTTTCCGGTTCTTGATGCAGGAACTTACCCCATGCGAGTTGTGCAGATTATTGATTTTGGTGTTCAGAAGCAAAATCCTTATCAGGGACAGGAGAAGCCTCCAATTGAAGAGGTAAGTTTTACTTATGAAGCTCTTGATGAATTTCTTGTGGATGAAGAGGGAAATGAGGACAGGAATAGGCCTCGTTGGGTTTCGGAGAGCTTTGCCTTTCATAATCTTAAGGCGGAAAAGTCTAAGTCCACAAAGAGATATTACGCCCTTGATCCTCTAGAGGAAAAGGAAGGCGATTTTACTAAGCTTCTTAATACCCCTTGTATGGTTACTATTGTTCATAAGGAGCGTCTTGGGGATGCTGATCATCCTTATGTCAATATTGCCTCTGTGTCTGCCATGCGTCCGAAAGAGGCTGCTAAGGCTCCTCCGCTTGTGAATAAGGCTTTGTTCTTTGATTTGGACAACCCTGATTTGGAAGTGTTTAACTCTTTCCCGGATTGGATACAGGACAAGATTAAGTCCAACTTGAATTACGGGGGCTCTATTCTTGAGAGAAAGCTTGCTGAAGCTCCTGAGGAACCTGCTGAGAAGGCTGAAGATGCTCCTGTGAGAGATAAGCCAAAAGAGGAAAAGAAGGCTGCTAAGGCTCCTAAGGGGGAGGGAGAGCTTGATGATGAAATTCCATGGTGAGGCCTCTCATAGATTTTGACGTGATCAAATATGAGGTAGGTTTTGGAAGTCAGCATGTAGATGAAAGGGGGGAGATGCAGATCTCCTCCTTTGATGCTGTAATAGAACTCTTAGAGAGGAAGATAAAACTTATTTGTGAAGAGGTGGGGGCTACAGAAGATCCAATTATGTTCTTGTCTGCTGATAAATTCGTTATTAAGAGTTTAAATAGAAGACATAAATATAATAATGATGCCCCAGAAGAATTGCTACCAAATTTTAGAGAAGCTTTTTCTATAACTAGGCCTTATAAAGGAACACGTAAAGGAGAGAAGCCTTTTCACTATTACAATATCATAGCCTATGGTATGGCTAATTATGAATGTAATATAGCCAATGGTATTGAAGCAGATGATGCCATGTGTATTGCACAATTTGATAATTGGCAGCATGTTGATCCTTCAACAACAATCATTTGTACAAGGGATAAGGACTTAAGGCAATGCCCTGGTTGGCATTATTCTTGGGAATGTGGAAAGCAGCCTTCTATAGGTCCAGTTTATACAGATGACTTAGGTTGGCTTGAGAAGAAACCTGATGGAAAAATAATTGGATATGGGAAGTCCTTCTTCTTCTATCAGATGTTGGTGGGGGATGTGGTAGATAATATTCAAGGTATTAAAGGAATAGGTCCTGCAAAGGCGTATAAGCTTCTCACAGAGGGGGAAGATAAGTCTGAGCAGTGCCTATACCAGAAAGTAGTAGAAGCTTACCAGGAGGCTTACAAAGATGATTGGAAGGCTAATATTAGGGAAATGGCCAATCTTCTGTGGATGGTTAGAGAATTATATGAAGATGGTACACCAGTTTTATATAAACCTTTAAAGGTGTAGAATGAACAAAGATATTAATAAAGTTAGGTGGTATGGACTAACAATACATAGGTTTACTCCTGTATTTTGTTATAATTGCTGTCACCATCAGCATGGTGAAAAGGGGGCTCCAGATACTTGCCAGATAAATAAAACCTGGGATGATATTACAGGGGAACCTATAGAATATTTTTATGGCCCTGTTAAGGAAGTTAGAGAAACTTTTTGCAAGGGCGTATATTATAAAGATAAGTTTATAAGATTAAAATGAAAACCTAAATGGACAAGGAAAATTTAGTTAGGTGTGGAGGCAGATGGACAGAGGCTCGGTTCAAGTCTTTTATAAAAAGCTTGTTAAGATCGGGAACCAGACGTTGGGCTCCTATACAAGATGTTAAGAAAGCTGCATGGGTTAAACGAGGATTTTATAAGTGTGCTTGTTGTGGAGAAATTGTTCCTACAACAATCAAGATTGGAGACAAGCGTGTAAGTAATGCTATGGTAGATCACATCCTTCCTATTATAGACCCAGAAGTTGGATTTACAAATTGGGGGGATGTTGTAGAACGAATGTTCTGTGAAAAAGATAATCTCCAAGTATTATGCTATGGCTGTCACAATAATAAATCTGAAGTTGAACGTGCTGTGGCTAAAACACGTCGAGAAAATAATAAGAAAAATGAATAGGAACATTTAATGGAAAATGGTAATAGTGTAAATTCATATTTGACACATGATGAAGATGAGAATGTTATTCGTAGAGCATTCAATCGTTGTGCAACAGCTCATAACATTTTTGAGAATCATGGGCCTAAAATGTGTAAAGAATACCTGGAGAATTTTACAGGGCAAGACAGGAAAGAATTTATGTTGATGGCTTTTGCTATTAAGTCAAAGGGTTTGGAAGAAGTTAAGCGTGAAGTTTTAAAGAAGAGTAATTCTTAATGGCTAAAATTCTTATTCTAGATATTGAAACAATTCCCTCTATGGTTTATGTCTGGCGCTTCTTTAAGGAGAATATTGCCCCTAAGCAAGTAATCCAGAATAGCACAATTCTTAGTTTTGCTGCTAAGTGGTATGATAGTACATATATCTTTTATGACGATATCAGTGTTCATTCAGAAACAAAGGTTATTACAAATCTTCTTAGGCTCCTTGATGAAGCAGATATTGTTGTTGCTCATTATGGAAGCAAGTTTGATTTGCCTAAGATTAATGCAAGAGCCATTGTTCTTGGGCTTAAGCCCCCATCTCCTTATAAGGTGATTGATACAAAGATGGTTGCTTCAAAGAATTTCTTCTTTGAGAGTAATTCACTAGAACATCTTGCCAATGTTTTGGGTTGTGCTCCAAAGCAAGAGCATAAAGAGTTCCCTGGCTTCAATCTTTGGATTGAATGTATGAAGGGGAACCCTAAGGCTTTTGAGGAGTGTAAGAAATATAATGTTCAAGATGTTCTTACTCTTGAAGAAATCTATGAGAAGCTTATACCTTGGATTCCCAATCCTCCAAACTTTGGTGTGTATTCTGACACAGAAACTGCTATTTGCCCTAAGTGTGGTGGAACACATTTGCAGAAGAGAGGTTTCTATTATACAAATGTGAATAAGTATCAGCGTTATCAGTGTCAAGAATGTGGTGGATGGAGTAGAGGAAGATTTACCAACCTGGAAAAGGTTGGGGTTAAGACTCCTATTGTTAACGCTGTGTGATGTTTCTTATACAAGTAACTTATAGTTACTATTGCGCAGGGATAGTTTGTGATAAGGGGGCAGTAATTAAAGCTGCCCCTATTCTATTTTGGATAATAGGGAAGAACACAGCTTGGCTTAGAAAATATTTTGACAATAAAAATATAAAATATGAGTTGATAGAGGAATTTAATGCAGACATTAAGCACCAAGATTTTAAGTGATATTGTTGTGTACAATAAGTATGCGAGATATCTCAGGGACAAGCATAGACGGGAAACATTTGAAGAGATTGTTGAGCGTGTCCAGAACATGCACATTAAGAAATACCCAATGGCAGAATATGAAATTCGTTGGGCTTTCTCTCATGTGATAAATAAAGAAATACTTCCTTCAATGCGCTCTATGCAATTTGGGGGGTTGCCAATTGAGAGAAATAATTCTCGTATTTACAATTGTGCATATCTTCCAATTGAGCATATTGACGCATTTAGTGAGACTATGTTTCTCCTCTTAGGAGGAACTGGAGTTGGATACTCGGTTCAGACTCATCATATTAAGCAGCTTCCAGATGTATTTGGCCCTTTAAAGACTTCTCGTAAATATATTATAGGAGATAGTATTGAGGGATGGTCTGACGCTGTTAAGGTGTTAGTAGAGAGTTACTTCAAGAAGAAATGCTCTATAAGATTTGATTTCGGAGATATCAGAGATAAGGGAGCAGAGCTGATTACAAGTGGTGGTAAGGCTCCTGGACCTATCCCCTTAAAGATATGCCTTACAAAGATAGAAGGCATCCTACAGGCTGCCATAGGGCGAAGGCTCACTGCTTTAGAAGCTCATGACATTCTTTGTCATATTGCTGATGCAGTGTTAGCTGGAGGAATTAGACGAGCAGCTATGATAGCTCTCTTTTCTATTGATGATAGAGAGATGCTTAATTGTAAAAGCGGAGATTGGTGGGAGTTAAATCCACAGAGAGGCCGAGCTAATAATTCTGTTGTATTCGAAAGGTCCAATACAACTAAAGAACAATTCTTTAATATTTGGGAACGTACTAAACTTAGTGGCTGTGGAGAACCTGGAATTTTTTGGACTAATGATAAGGATGTTGGCGGAAACCCATGTATGGAGATAAGCCTTAAGCCCTATTGTTTTTGCAATTTAGTTGATGTTAACGTATCTGACGTAACGACCCAAGAAGACTTGAATACAAGATGTGAAGCAGCCTCTATTATTGCTACTTTGCAAGCTGGCTATACAGATTTCCATTATCTACGTCCTATTTGGAAGAAGACTACAGAAGAAGACGCTTTAATTGGGGTTGGCCTTACTGGGATTGGAGGAGGAAGTATTGAGAAGCTTTCTCTTAAAGAGGCTGCTACAAAAGTTGTAGAAGAAAATAGAAAGATGGCAGATCTGCTAGGCATTAACCCTGCTTCTAGATGCACAACAGTAAAGCCTTCTGGAACATCTTCTTTAGCATTGGGGTGCTCTAGTGGAATTCATGCTTGGCACAATGATTATTATATTAGACGCATGCGTATTGGAAAAGATGAGGGCTTATATCAGTACTTAGCAAAACAGCTCCCAGCTCTTGTAGAAGATGATAAATTTAGACCTGATACCCAAGCTGTTATTAGCTTTCCTCAAGAAGCCCCTAAGAAAGCTTTTTATAGAACAGAGTCTGCTTCTACTTTATTGAAGAGAGTATTGAAATATAATACTCAGTGGGTACATAGTGGATATATTAAGGGGGCTAATCAAAATAATGTTTCTTGTACACTGTCCCTTAAAGACAAGGATTGGCCTATTATTGGTCAAATGCTCTGGGAAAATAGGGAAGATTATAATGGGGTAGCTGCTCTTCCATATGATGGAGGTAACTATCCTCAAGCTCCTTTTGAAGATTGCTCTAAAGATAAATTTGATGAAATGAATATTCTGTTGAATGATATTGATTTGACAGAAGTTAATGAAGAAAAAGATAATACAAATTTAGTAGCAGAGCCAGCCTGCGCCGGTGGGGTTTGCGAAATAAATATTTAAGAAAGAACAATAATAATGGACGATAATATTATCGAATTTGGTAAGAATATTCCTAAAGAAGTTTCTGTTAAAGGGGTAGAAGACGTTCTCTCTTCTATTCGTAATGAGGGGGAGTTTGATAAACTGTTTGTTGTTGGGATTAGTAAGGAGGGCTACTTAAAACTCTTTACTAATTTTGAAACAATGTCTGAAGTAAATTTGCTTTTAGATGTTGTTAAATTTAAACTTGTCTCTATGGGAGGGGCTATTGATGTTTAGTGATAGTACATTTGAAAATAAGCTTAGAGAATTTCAAAGCTTAGTTGTTAAAAAGCAATTAGAAATTACCCCTGAGCTTGCAGCTTTAAATAAGATTGGGCAGGGATTTGAAAATAAAGAAGCTGTAGAGCTTTCTAAGACTTTGATTAAAGAAGAGACAAATGAACTCCTCGAAGCTCTTGATGAAGGAGATAAGGCACATATTTTAAAGGAAGCATGTGATGTTATTTATGTTGTCGTTAGGATGTGCATTGTGCATGGACTTAAATTTGGTGTCGCATTTAATCGTGTGCATGCAAACAATATGCTTAAGTTTGAAACAGGCACAATTAGGCCAGATGGTAAATTAGTAAAAGATCAGTTTCATCCAAAAGTTAGGCTTGGGGATTTAATTTAATGCCGGATTTTAATACTTCAGATTTTAGCGAGTACGATTTTGATTTCGCCAGGGCGGCTGCAAAAGATTATATACATAAGAAGCCCATGGGAGATAGTGTTATTATAGCAAATACCGTTGATGTTTATATCCGCAGTCTATTTAATGCTAAACAGAGGGAATATAATGATGAAATTGATATCTTAAATGAGGAGTTGGACTTCATTAGAAATGAATAAAAAGAAGCTGTCTCTTAAGGAACAATATGAGGAGGCTCTAGCAAAGCCTCTTCGGTATGATTTAGCTGAAAGACTCGAAGACTTAGAAAATCTTATTCGTCTTTCAAAAGAAATAAAACTAATTTCTACTGGGGGTTAAAATGGATATTCCCACCCTTGTTATTATGTTCTTAACAGTGGAGATACTAATAGGTCTTTTCTCTTCTGCTATATTTATGTTGGTTCTCCCAATATTTCTTATCCTAGTTGTACTAGCTGTAATTGTTATTTTAGGTTTTAGTGCTATTTTTAGTGCTATCTTTAGAATGTGAGGAAATTATGTTTGAAGCATTAATTTGGGCAAGTAGTTTAGTCTCTCTTGGAATTCAATGGGCTTTTATTATCCTCCTTGTCTTACTGGGAGCAGCAGTTACTCTGCTTGTAAGTTATGGAACTTTATATTTCTTTGGGCTTATTCTTGTTAAATTTTTGGTTTTTATTAACTCTCTTTTCTCTAAGTAAGTAGGTGCAATATGAATACAAATACTAAGCAAAATTTCTTCAACGTTCGTAAGTATTCCCAGCAATTCGAGGAAGGTGTTATGTCCTTCAATAGGGGGATTATTCCTTGTCCCTATCCTGAAATCAGTATAGAAGCTCGGGAATGGAATAGGGGATGGAATTGGGCATTCTTTGAGAATGCTACTAAGATTGCTAAGGCAGGATGATAAAACAATTTAAATAAAAGAATAGCCCCTTAGGAGATTTCCTAGGGGGCTTTTTCATATCTAAACTATTTAGACTGGACAAGGCCTTTAACTTTTTCAAGTTTCGATCTACAATCTCTACCAGCAGTAGCTAGATCTACAATGTAATCTGCTACTTGTCTTTGTGTGACAATATCATTTCCCGGAATTGGCTCTTCCTGACAACTTAGTAGTTGTTCTGGGATTTCCTGTTTTACTAACACTGGTATGCTGTTTCCCTCTTGAGCGCAGCCTGTCAAGCTCCCACTGCAAACTAGGCTGAACCCCACAATCATTAGCATCTTTTTTAGCTGCATCATTAATACCCTCTTTATCTTCTTGGTCTTGCTTAAGTCTTGCTACTGTATCATTATAGTCTTTATTAACAGCTTCAATAGACAGTTTATATTCTTTGGTCTTCTCTGTAAGAGTAAGTTCTGCTATTTGCTCTGCTTGAACAGCTTTGTCTCGTTCCGCTTCAAGCTTATCAATCTCTAAATATTGATAACCTACAAAACCAAGAATACCAGCCGCCAATACCCCTATAATTACCCAAGTATAACTACTTAAAAAGCTCGTTGCCCCCGTCAGGAGGTTGACTATCCATGTCATTTCTATCTTCTCCCCCACGTGATTGAACGTGTCTCCTAAAAGCATAATTAGCTGCTGCTACAAATTGACTTCCTGTAGCTGCTATAACTGCTGCTAAATTCTGGGGATGATATATTACAACAAATATAAGCACCCCCATCATAAGCCACATAAATATCTTAGATATACTTAATACATGCTTTCCAGGTTCTAATAGATTAAAAAACCTTAGTAGACTAAAAAACACATGCTCTTTATGGTTCATTTTGTTATCTGTTGAAGCTTGTTTTTAACCTCTTGTATTAAATCTATCTCTAAGTTTGTCTTAGTTTCTACAACGGCTATGCGTTCAGGAAGGTAGGACATCTGAACTTGTATTTTAGAAACATTTTCCTCAACAGCTTTAACTCTTGTGTTAACATCTGAGAGAAACCACGCGGCCATAAAGAATTGAATGCCTAAAACTACAACGAGATCAAGTCTTATTCCCTTGTCAATGCGCCAACCTCCCTCTCTAGGATTTTTCTCCATTATTATTGTCCTCAAAATATTTAGCTTCTATCTTACGCCTAGTTGGAAAATCATCTTCGAAGTCCTTCAATATATCAACCATCTTAACCCAATCTTGTGAAGTAGCAGCTTCCCAAAATTGAGGGCACTTAGTTGTAATATTCCCATACTGCCAAGCTACAGATGCAATTACTGTCTGAGCTGCATCAGGTATGTCATCAAAACTTACATCAGAGTTTTCCCCGTATATTCTGGCAAGATTATCATGAAACTTTGTTGTCCAAACACCCATCAAAGTCTCTATCTCATCAGAAGATAGATAAAGAGGATGAGCTGATAGATAATTTCTAGCTACATTCCCTCGTAGACCCACATAAGATAATATCTTATCTCTAAGGTCATCATCAATATCTAAAGCATTTATATAATCTTTAGTATATTGTCCCAAATCAAACCCCGCCCCAATAGTGATGCCACTTTTATCACTGCCCACTTCAGCAGGTACATAAGCTCTCGTGACAAGGCCACCCTCCAATTTATATATAAAGGGGAAATTAATCATTCTTCATTCTCATCATCATTTGTTAATGTCCCTGTAGGAGACACCAAACTATATTTATTTACAAGGGGGGTGGCTTTGTCTGTTAGATTGCTAAGAGAAATACCAGAGTTCATATTTCTCCTAACTAAACTATTCACAGCATTAACCACAGGCTTAGAATATAATGTAGCTCCCCCAGTATCAGCTACAAGTGGCCAAGGATTTCCTGATAGGAGGCCAGCCCCTTCCCCAGTTCCTAAAGCGTACTTTACAGCACCAGAAGTATTAAGCCTATTAGCAGTACCAGAATTAGCTATATTCTTAAAGACACTGTGCCCAGCAGCAGCTAAATCTTGAATTAAGCCTTCTCCTGTAGCCATTTCTGTGTCAGAAGAATTCTTTCCAATCTTCCTTAAGAGGGTATTAGGAGTTACCACACCCTCTGAAAGAGGCATAGCAGCAGCATCTCTATATCTAGAATAAATAGCATATCCATTCATAGCATCAGAAAGATCCTTTGCCTTGTCTGGATTTTGATCAACAAGTTCCCCTCTTAATGAAGAACGAATATTATCTAGCTTCTTAGCATAATTATAATTAGCTGTGTCTTGAGAGAGATTTAATGAATTAATCTGCTCTCTCAAAATACTATCAATATTCTTCCAGTCCTTACCAGGAAGCACAGTTCCTTGTACTAGATGAACAGGAGCTGCGTCAGGATCTGGGTTTACATCATTAAGAATATTACTTACAGCATCTAATTTATTCTGCGAAACTCTGGACAAATCTAGTTTCGTAGGAGCGACAGCTTGTTCAAGCTTGTCCCCCAAAGTCCTACCAGTATATTCCACCATATTATAGCCAGCAGGAATATCCTTAGGCACATCTTTCCCAACAAAAGCTAAAGCTCTATTAGCCACAGCTCTATTGAAGCCATCAAGCATATCATTAGCTTGTGCTCCCATAGATAGCCCTGTAAGAGGAATGCTAGAGGCAGCAGACTCTAAATTCTGTGCCTTTCCCCCAAGCATCTTACCATAGGGGAGATTAACTCCTTCATTCATAAGAAGTTTAGCAGCATCTGTTACACTAGGAACAAGAGTTCCAATATTTCCAGCAGCCTCAAGGGCTTTCCCAGGCATAACCATACCTGCCCCAAGCTCTGCTGTATTAGCCAGAGTTTTCTTAGCCATTGTGGGAAGAGTATCTTCTGATGTGATGTCCCTATCATCTGAAGGAATTCCCATAGCGTTAGCTGTGGGATCTCCTACAAGAGCCTTGGAAGCTCCTGTAACAGGACTAAAAGCTACCTTAGCAGCATTGCCAAGATAGTTTAATGTGTCGCCTGTGCTAGGAGATTCCCCCTTTAAGAGACTATTCTTACTATTCTGATAAGCATCAGACATTCCTTGTAGACCAGATTGAGCTTCATCAGAAACATCTTTACCAATATTTGTTAAAGGTGAATACCAATGAGCAGGGGGTATAACAACAAATTTACTTTTAGGATCAAAAGGAGGAGGATTATCCCCAGGCTCTAAAGGTTGAAAGCCATTAGGCAAGCCAGGGGCTCCTGCCCCTTGTGTAGAAGAGGATTGATAAGGGGGTGGATTATCCGAAGGACTTAAAGGAGTATAGTCCATTATTTGGCCTTTCCTAAAGGTTGATGTGTGACAGCATCATACACCCAACCATTACTAATCACTGTGCCATTAGGAACTGGGTTTTGTGTAGGGGCAACTTGATTAGCATTAGTAGCTTCTCCTTCAATCTTACCAGAAGCAGAAACACCTTCGAGAGTTTTCTTAGCAATAGGAGAGAGGTATTTATCGAAATCATTAAGTCCTGTAGCATTCTCATAAGCACGTCTATTGGCATCAAGACGCCCAGCCAGCAACCCTTGCTGAGCTTTGATAACCCCCTCCATCTGCCCAGGAGTAAGCGAGGAAGCCATATTTTGTTCTTCCTGCTTACGCTCTTCTCCAGTGGACTGACTTCCAGCAGGCATAGTAGCACGAACAATTTCTCTAGACACAATAGGAATAGCAGCTCTCAAACTTGTAACATTAGTTCCACCTGTTTGAATATCAGCAGCATTAGCTAATTTATTGAAAGCAGGAATATCTCCATTATCCAAAGTAGCCGCCAACTGCTTAACCAATTCAAGGTGGTTAACACCTGTAACAATATTCTGGATAGCTTGTGAAGACTTCCCATCTCCATCCCAAGAATTAACCGCTTTCTGAACAGCTTGATAACGTTGAGCTTGGAAGTTAGGGTTGTAATGCAGAGCAGCTTCCGCCGTCGGATTTAAATTCCCATTGTCATCATAAAGAACTCTTTGACTAGGGAGGGGGAGTTTATAATCTCCAAGCATCTGCACAGCAATCTTTTGGTGAGGATCTTTAATACTATCAAGATATGATTGACCAGTAAGACCTGCATCCCCAAGCCATTGTGTGTTGGAACTATTCAAATTGGCTTGCTTTAAATCATTATTATATTTGGCTAAAGCCATACTGTTAGCTAATTGCTGTTTAGAAGCCACAGAAGAAGCAGCCTCCTGTTGAGCTAAGGTCATATTACTCTTATCCTGAGCATTAAGACCTCTGCTAGGGGCTGTACCATTTTGTAAATCTTTAAGATCAGACTGATAGTCTGCTTGAGACTTATAATTAGCAGGGTTAACTGTAGAAGCATTATCCCTTAAATCATTTTGCGTGGGGGCATTAGACACAGTTCCAGGAGCAGCCGTAGGCAATTTCTGCCCAGTATTCGCCTGCTTAATAATCTGTAGAACTTGCCCCTCATCAATTCCATACTTAGCTTTAGCTTGGTCTAAGAATTGTTGTCTAACTTGGTCTGTACCAACCCTGCCCAGTAATAAATCACCAATCTTATTAAGGGTTGGAAGATCTAATCCTGTCCCTTCCCCCTGGGGAGCTTGTTGAGAGCCTTGTTGTTGTCCTTGGGGAGATTGCCCAGACCCTGTACCAAATAGGTTTGTAGCGGCCCCCTGAGAACTTTGTGGGGTATTTCCTGTAATGGGAGGAGTTATAGATTGAGGTTGTTGGCTCTGTTGGGCAGGCTGTGCTGCTGCACCTTGTGTGGAGGACTGCACAGGAGCTGTTCCAGTTTGAGCAGGTTGTGGATTAGCCGCAGCTTGATTTTGAGCCACCGCAGCCGGATTTGCCATAGAAGTTTGTTGAGAGGAATTACCTCCACCATTAGCAGAATTACTTGCAGCTTTAGCTCTAGTAGTTTTGCTCTGATTTAATAAGTCTGTAATATTAGCCTTGCTCATATCAAAACTTGGGGAACTAACAGCATTTAAGGCAACATTAGGGTCCATGCCATCAATCGCCATTAGGCGAGATACATTAGTAGCTGCATTATCTGCTTCTTGAGACTGCTTTCGATAAAGAGGCATAGTCTGCTTATCAAAAACATCTATCATGTTATTTATTTGGTCTTGGGCAGCTTGAGCATTAGCATTACGCTCATTCATAAGTTCATTAGCTGCACCACCAATAAAACCTGTAGCAAAAGACATTACTGACTACTCCCTGTAGGTCTCTGTATTAAACTTGTTTGAGGAGACGTAGCCTGTTGTGTCCCATCAGAGGCTTGTGAAGGAGCTGTTTGAGCACTCCCCTGGCCATTATCCGCACTCTCATCAATAGCAGAAGAGCCTAGTTGAGAAAGTTTATTATCAACTGAAGTTGTTTCCTTTTGTAATTGAGCAAGCCTAACTAAGCTAGGATCAATTCCCTTTGGAAAATTTAAAACAGGTTTAATACCCCCTCTTTTAGCAATAGCAATAATCACTGCAATGACAGGCTTAGCTAAAATAACAATAACAGGGGGTAGCCATAATCCTTGACCAAACCCAGTAAATAGGAATGTGTGTGCAATCCAATCAACGGGAACTTTAGCCTTTAGAAGCATTAAAATTTTAACTGTATTAGCAGGAATAAGCATTTGATTAGCTAAATATTGCATAGCCTCTTGGGGGTCAGAATACTTAGGGGGGTGTTCCCAAGGAGCATTCCCCGGCTTATCTGTTAAAGATTGTCCAGGAATTGGAGCAAAAAATGTTGGAGTAGGAAGTTTATTAGGCATTATTCAGGCTTTCCAGAATTTGCAAATTGTCTCATCATACTTACCCATTGCTGTTGAATTGCTGTAGCATCAGCAGCTCTAGCGGGGGTTCCTTGGTTCTCTGCTATCTTATTAGTGGTAGCCGCTGCATTCCATATCTGCGGAGAATTATAATTTGTTCTAGGAGACATTAGACTAGAGTTACTTTTAGTTGCCCCACTGACAGCTTTTAAGGCAGATCCTATACCACTAAGTACACTTCCTCCACTTGTACTAGAGGTACTTGAAGCAGAAGAGTCTGTAGTATCTGTTGATGCAGTGTCTGTTCCATCTGAACTATCCCCAAATAAGTCACTTACACCACTGCTCACAGAATCAAATAGACCACCAACTTCATCAGCAGCATCAGAGAAAAAATCAAAAAGTCCCATTACTTATTCCTTATGATAAAAGACCAGAAACAATGCTCATAGCTGCTGTTCCCAAACTAGTTGCCATAGCTGTTGTAGAAGAATTACTAGCAAGAGTTGCATTAGCAGCATTGTTCATTGTAGCCAAAGCGATGCTGGTAGCTTGAGACTGTGTATTTTGAGAAGCAGTAAATGCATAAGAAGCATTATCTCTATATTCTTGCCACAAATTATTCATAGCTGTATTGGAGACATTCAATAAATTAGTGGCATTAGTTTGAGCGTCTGCATTTGCTGTAGCTGTATCTGCTGTAGCAACCTGTCTCTGCCAAGTAGCATTAGATTGATCCACTGTAATCTGATTAGAAGCATTAAATCTCTCTCTTGTGTCTTGAAGAGTAGAATTAAATTCAGAAACAGCATTATCCTGCCCAGCGTTAAACTCAGACATAGCATTAGCTTGTGTTGCATTAAATTGTTGAATATTACTCTTAAGATTTGCCATATACTCAATAACTTGAGTCTGACTTGTAGCATTAAATTGAGCAGCCGCATTAGAAGCAGCTTGATCTGACAGAAGAGTTTGTAGCTTTGCATTCTGGTTGGTGACAGCAGCTTGCTGCTCATTTGTCAGATTTGTTAGTTCCATAGTAGCATATGTTTGAGCATCTTGCTGTGCAATAGGCAAGGCAGCATTCATAATGGCTGTGGCAGAAGCACCAGCAGCCATTGTGCTTTGCCCAAGGCCACTAGCAGCGGACTGTGCATTAGCTGTGGCAACAGCTCCCTTAGCCCAATCAGGGGTCTCCCCAGCTTTAAAATCCATCAGCTTATCATACTGACCTTGAACAGTAGCATCAGAGCTAACTGTACCAGTGGCAGCAGTCATTTGTGGGGTTTCACTACTAACTAAGGTAGGATCATAAGTAGCTGCGGCTAATGCCTGTTTCTGAGCAGCATCAACATCTGCTGTAGAAACAGTAGACAAGGAAGCATTGGCTGTTGAAGCATTAGCACTAGTTGGGGCTACTGTGGTATTAGCGACATTCTGTGAACTATCTGTTGCTATATTAACAGGAGTTACAGTAGTGCCAGCAGCAGCCGTTGGATTATTAACATCACTGCCAACAGTATTTGCTATATTAGCCTGTGTAACTGTCCCAGTGGATGTAGCAGCAGTGGTTGAGGGAGTAGTTGTCTTTGTACCATCAGCAGCCGTAGTCGTTACCGAACCATCAGCATTAGTTACACTTGTTGGAGTAGTTGATGTTGTAGTCATATCATCTGTGGTAGCCATAAAAATTCCTTCTAAGCATCTCGTCAGTTATATAATAAACATGACTGACATCAACATAAATAAGGTTACACTAACTTCGTAAAAGAAGTCCCATCATAACTAAACGCACCAACTGAAAAACCTTCAGGAAGTTCTACATTATGATATAAAATCATGTTTGACAGGTTGCCTTTGGGATATGTCCAGCCATTCCCATAAGCTCCGTTATCATCCAATCGTAAAACTTCCTCAGCGAATAGAACTTTACCATCGAGATTATTTGTAATAATATCCATTACACCCCCACCTCTATAATTTCAATAGTAGGATAGGAATTAATATCCCCGGCAGAAGTTAAATACAAACCATTCCCAAGTGGTATTAAAGGAGAGGTGGAAAATCCATCATTTCCTTGCCCCCTAGAATTTAATTGCAAAACATTTTCATTAGAAAACGTTAAAGTTTTATCAGATAAGTTGTAAGAAAGTACCATTGAAGTTCTACCACAAAATACTAATAATTTATTTCCCCCCATTTTTACAACAGAAGATACTCTTGATGAACTACTATAAATATTCGTAGAAGATATACTCATAGTTGTTCCAGAAATAGACATTAAGTACGCAAAAATATTTGTAGCATAAAGAGTATTAGGTCCTATAGAAAAAACAACAATAGCTGTTGTAGAAGTTATGGCTGTTACTGAGCAACCTAAAACTGTTCCTTGTATAATTCCCCCCACAGGAGAAAAAGCAGAGGTTGGGGTTCCAATAACTCCAGAAGAAACAGGTATAATAAAAATATATGTTCCAGAGTCTGACCCATAACAAAAAATATAAGAAGAACCAACGACTAGAGCATCTATAGAAAGAGTTGTAGGATTAGTTCCAGATCCCCCAAAAGTTACAATAGCAGAAGCTGTAACAGTTGCAGTAGATCCTGTTCCTGCTCCGGTCAACACAGTAGTCTGCATTTGGTTAGAGACATTAGAATATACCACAATAACTTTTGTGGAAGAAACAGAAGCAGAGGTAATTCTAAAATTACCAGGATTAGCTGAACCAAGAATTAAAACTGTACCCATTGTAACTGTAGCAGAAGCTCCTGTTCCTGATATTGTAATAACAAGAGCATCTGCCTGAGAGGTGCTTGAATTTATATAAGCAACAATAGCTTGTGTGCTGTTTAACGCTGTAATAGTTGTTGCACTGCTAATAAGGGAACTAGAAGACACAACAGTTCCTACCTGTAGTACACCAGAAGTTATTGTAAGTGGTGCAAAATATAAAAGAGTAGAAGTATCTGTCCAAGTCATAACTGCTGTTGTAGCAGAAAGAGGAGTAATAGAAATATTACTCCCTGCCGCAGTCCTAATAACCGTAAAACTCTTAATTAAAGTATTTGGAACAATTTCTCCCCCATAAGACATATTAGCAATATTCCAAATCCCAGCAACGGTCCCTGCTGTAAGAAGAGAAATAGCCAAAGTCTGCCCAGATAAAGGAGCAACTTTAAGCATCCCAGAAGCATCTCTTAAATAAAACTGGTAAGATCCTGTGTTAAAAATTATATACCTGATACCACTAGCTATTAAAGAAGTTGTGTCAGGGAGGTTAATAACCTGCCCAGCAGCACTAGTAGAAACAAAATAAATGCCAGGAGACCCTAAAGTTCCCCCAGAACCTAAAGTACTCTGAAACAACAACTGAGGATTTCCCCAGGAAACAGAAGTACCATCAGTAGTTAGAACTTTTCCAGCATTACTTGTTTGGGAAGGAAGAGGGGCAGACCAAGTAACATTGGTCCCATCTGTGCCTAAAAACTTATTAGCATTCCCTGTTTGAGAGGGGAAAAATCCAGACTGAGTGATATTAACGAGTCTACTTGCATCTAAAGCAGGAAGCTTACCAGAAGCATCAATCTGAACAATATTTAGAGGGTCTGTCCCAATATTTAAAGCCGCGGCGGACCCTAAAGTAGGTTTGCTATTAAGTTTAGTATAATCAATAGGAGCGCCACCTCCAGTAGTTCCATCATGTGTGTGTCCTGTAGTAGCATCAAATGCTCCTGCAACCCCATCAAACTCCCCATTTAAATCAGACGAAGAAATAACATGATCAGGAATAATACTTGATGCATGTTGTCTGGTATATCCGTTAGCCATTATTTATTGTCTCCCTGCAAGTCCATATTCTATAGCAAATGATTTAAATGTGTGAGAAGGATTGATATCATTTGTACTAAGAGTAATCCCAATAGTAAATCCACTGCCAGAAACATCTTGTTGTATTTCATTTTGAGCAAATGCATCATAAGCAGTTAGACCATATTTTGCATTGTCATATGTGTTATAAGAGGAACCTGTAATTTCCAAAGTTAAATCTTTAGGTTGTGGAACATTCTTATAGGATTGATCTAAGGAGAGCCCTAAGCTAATCTTAGTGGCTCCCTCATATTCTCCAAATAAGCTCACCCTAAATGCAGTTTTTCTAATAGAAGGCTCTCCAAAGGTTAGTGGAGGAGTTGTATATACACTAAGAATATTGCTACCATCAAAGGAATAACCAACTTCTTGTTGATACACATATCCATCATAATCCCCATGAAGAACATACTCATCACCAGAGATAAAATTACTATCTGCACAGTAAGCTCTTATCCCAAACAATTTTGTAAACTTAAATCCATCCGCACTTTGTGTTCCAGCTAATCCCCAAGCTCCAGCTCTGGAGGTTATTCCATCACTAAAAAATAACCTATACTGGCTCTTTGTATGAATTTGTACAGAACAAATTCTTGGATCTCCCACATGGGTATTAATGAAATTTTGTACATATGATCCAATAGTAGCTAACTGAACATCTCCAATTTTATTAGTGCCAGAAATAGGTCTAAGACCATCGGGAGCTAAAAAGGCTAAATCTCCCCCGACTTCTTGAATAGTGTCCTGTCCAATAGTACCAATTTCACTTGTAACAGCCGCTAAAATCCAAGGATCTGATGTTGTATTAGTTCCTGAGAGCTTAAATATAGCTGTGTCACAAAAGATATATAAAACGTCTCTAAAGAGTTTTAGCCCCACAACTGTCTTTCCAACATTAAACTGTCCTGCACCATCTGCTGTTGTATAGTCTGTCTCATTCAAAGGGGCACTAAAAGTAACAATTCCAGCATTATTTCCTGCTAGAAACATGTAATTACAAAAGGAACAAGCATATAGAAAATTAGCTGGGGCCGCTGTAAGCTGTGTTAATGTAGTTCCATCATATTTATAGGGCTTAGTCACACCAGTTGTGATAAGTACTGTAGGTTGTGCCCAATTATACCTATGAAATCTAACAGTAGTAGCCCCTGTAAAAGGGCTTGCTGCATTAATCATAGTCCAAGTGCCAAGAGGGCTGGCATTATAAATATAATCTCCTCTAGCAGCTATAGCACCTGTGCCAAATACACAGATGCCATTGACAGGAACACTAGTTGAATTTGCTGTTATAGTACCAGAGACATTAATATTATTTGGAACAACTATAGGAGCATACTTTATATACCCATTAATTTTTCTATAGCCCCCAAGGAGAGCAGCTTCCATATTAATAAGATTAAAAGCTGCTCCTGGATGCTCATCAGCAAGTCTTAAAGAGCCTTTATTTTCAATAAGGCCCTCTAAGCAATGCACTTTTAGCGTTTGTAATCCATCTGCTATAGGCTTAACTGAAGCATAATATGCAGCAGAAGAAGAGGACGAAATAGCAGCAGACGAGCTATCAGTTGTTGTGGCCATATTAGTTTTTACCCTTATATTTTATTTTAGAAATGGTAGTAAGGCTGTTTTATAAACTGTTTGTAGTATTTGGTACCCTAAATCCGTCGGGTGAGTATGGTCAGAAGAACTATAGTATAGCGCATTTGTGACATTAGCATACTGGCCCATGATTGGATCAGCCCCAACGTCGATAACCCCATCATAGACAGAGCCGACAAGGCCCCTTACTGTAGTATTAAAAGAAAGTCTACTTGCATCTGTCATAGACCCAGACCCTGCTGGCAATAACGTTGCTCTTAATACATATTTATATCCTTGCCCCCTTAAGAGCCCAGCTAAAATAGAATCGTTAGTCCATAATAAATATGGGGTTTGAATTGCGGTTATGCCAGAAGAAGCAGATTGTGGGGTAGATATAGTATACGTTCCAGTAAGGCCAGAGGCTGGAGAGGTTATAACTGCTCCACTATCTACACCATTAATAAAGATTTTGTCCCCAGCATATAATGTAGAACTTGTGGCCGTTACAGTCCAAGTTGTTCCAGTAATAGATCCTGTGGTAGTTACAGGATTAGTCCCTAAGTCATTTGTGCCACCTTGAATAATCGCTATATTATTCTTGCCTGTAGTTGTAATATTTCCAGACCAACCTATAATATTTGCTAAAATAGTAGAAAGATACATAGAAGGAACACCTTGATTATGAACCCTCATAGAAGCTGTTGATAAAAGGTTAGTCTGTAATTGTCTAGCAGTTGTTCTCGGAGAAATTCCATTAGTTCCTGCACAAATACTGTCCCCCAAAATAGTTAAAACATTCTGTTCTTGGGGGGTAATATTAAATTGTTTATACGCAGCAACTTTAATTGTATTAAACTGTGCAGCAGTCATAGCTGTATTCATAACAACAGCAGCTAATAATTCATACTGTCCAAAATACGAACTATACGAAGAGGTGGTTCCAAAAGTAATCCCTGTAAGAGCTGGAGTTCCAATAGATACAGCTAATGGAGTTAATGTTCTATCATTAGTGTAAACAGCAAGGCTGGCAGCATTAGCAGAAATCCCCAACACAACAGGGGAAGTTTGCAATTGTCCATGTGTAAACTGTCCGCCTGCTCCTGTTGTAGACCTAAAGCCATAATTTTGTTGGTTATAAAAGGTAACAGCATCAGAGCTAACATTAAATATAGCATTATTCTTATTGCATTGAGGGATAAGAACTAAAATGATAGACCAGTTATTCTTAACTGATATCGGAAGAGTTGCATTAGCTAGCGTTTGGGCAATAACAGCAGGAATCTGACCACTAAAAAACACACTTCTCTTTCCACCAGGGGATTTTTCAGATTGCCATAAGGGCATATTAGCATAGGTGGTTTGTGTAAGATCCTGTCCATTCCCTGATTGGTCATTGAGAGTAGAAACACCAACAGTCCCAGCAGACATAAGAGTATCAACAGCAGTGAAATTAGTAGCACCATTAGTTATGGGAGCAACTGCTGTGGTAGCAGAAGCAGAAGTTACTGTAAAAGCATTACCAGAATATCCACTTACAAGAGGGTATGGAGACCAAGCCCCTAATACCATGCTAGACCCTAAGACACTTCTTATCTTATCCCCCAAGAGAACATCATCTTGTGGAAATTGACCCCACTGAGCAGCACTAGCTGTATTAGAAATGTTCTGATAGATAGTGCCATTAAAATTCCAATAGTCTCCTACAGAGTATCCAGAAGATACATCATCAGCAGGGCCAGGAACTCTTAAGTTATTTGCTAAAGAACTACTGCCAGTTCCTCCCTTAGAGATTGCAACTGGAACAGTTATCATAGGATTTATAATAGAAAGTGCCATAAAATTATCCTCTAAACTCAAGAGAAACTATAGTCGCTATTGGGGCAATCAGTTGTATAGCAGCGAGAGCAGCAGGCCCTGTAATTGGCCAAGACTGCCCTTGAGCAATTGGTTGTCCCACAGAAGTAGTTGGAGGTGTTCCATCTGCACGATAACGAATAGATCCTCCTTCAGGAGTAATATAAACAGCAGTAGCCCCTTTAGGAATAGTACCAGAGATTAAGGTAGCTAGGTTTTGTGCAGAAGTTGTTACACTTACCTGATAATACTGTGGGACTATGTCTGTAAAAGATAAGTCTCCTGCGATCCAAACGGCTGACATTACATTGTTCTCCTCGAACTAGATTGACTACCCACCCTATGATCAGTCATATATTCATATCTATTCATTAGTTGGGTCCGCATTAATTTAATACCTTTAGTGAATTTATCATCATAGACTTGAAAGGAAGTAGCATTTTGCTTAAACATATAACACTGAGCAATAGCCCCTCTGACGATAACAAAACTATAATTATCAGGAACTGTTGGTGTATCAGTTATAGCAGATAAAGCTCCAGGATGCTTCCAGTATTCATATGTAATACTATAAGCTTTGTCTGGGGACTTACTAACTCCCCAAGTTCCATCTTGTTTTCTATAAACCATTCTTGGAACTGTGCCAATATCATCAGCCACATCTTCTTTATACCAATGCTGTATATAATCATAATAAGCAATATAAGTTAAAGGAGAAGCAGCTACTGGAAGAGTATCATCTCTATTAAGCCTAAAAGTGTTCCAATCAATCTTAGAGGAATCCACGGGATTTTGATAATTTTGTACATGAGGAGTTAATACTTGAGTGAAATCAAAATGATTAAAAGGCCACTCAATTTCCCCTTCATAAATTTCGCTAAGGGCATTATTAACTGCATCTTTTACAAATGCATGAAAACCTATAGACCCTGAGAAATTGGTCGTATCAAATTCAACATCATTAAAATGTCTAATAACTAAATTACAAAGATCTATATATGTTGTCATTTGCCCTGCTCATATAAAAAAGGGGAAGGAGATAGACTCCCTCCCCTATAGGACGATATTAGTTTAGTTTCTTTAAGCCAGGACAGCAGTATTCGCAAGTTCAGCCCAAACCAAAATCTTACCAGTAGTAAGGGTTCCAGTAAGAGCCGCAAAAGTGAGGCTAATGTTATCAGCAGCAGCAACTTGAATAGAAGCCCCTGTAGTAGTAGAGGCAAGAACGCCCGCTGTAGTAGCAGAAACTGCACTAACCCAAGTAGTGGCAGAGCCAGAATATCCAAGGCTAACAGTCAATGTTGTCGAATTGGCCGCAGTAAGAACCTGGGCTCCGGCCGACATAACAACCGCTCCAGCAGGAACGGACAGAACATTAACAATATCTGAAGCAGCCAAAGCCGAGCCCTTAGCAGCTAGAACAGCCGCAAGGTCTACAACCTGAGAGATAACATAAGGTGTATGCACTCTAGAGGGAGATGCAAAACCTGTAGTAGACCCAACAATTTGTGAAATAGTAGCCATTTATTTATTTCCTCTCTTACTGATAGAAGCCAGAGAAAAGAGCATTCGAACGAAGCACCTTTCTGCCATACATATGCAAACCACGAACAACATCAGAGAAGGAAGTTGTGCTACGGAACTGCTCAATCTTCGCAATCTGGTTAACAGTGCAAGTGGATGACATATGACCAACCAGGAAACTCTGCTTACCAGAAGTAACCGGAAGGTTATTAGAACGATAGCAGGTAAATCCACGAATCTGCATATCAGAAACATGGCCGTTGATCAAGGGCATATCCCGACCGCGATCACCAATATACAAAGCATTCATGAGTCTGCTGTTTTCATCTCCCATACGCTCCCAGAAGATAGGATCAGCAACAAAAAATCTTTCCTCTGCGGGAATATTCTGCAAATCCATAAGACGTTGCGCTCTATTCATAACCACCAGGGGGGAAGGATTGGTGCCTGCAAGGTCAACCGTAATAGGCGAGCCCGAAGTGCCAAGGTCAGTCGAAGCAGTAGTAGCCTGAGCCACCATGTACGCCAAGACTTCAGTATCGAAAGCATCCTTCAACTTATAACCAGCACGGCCAGTAGCCAAAGTTTCCCAGTTCACATGGGACTGCTTCTTTTCAATATCATCAACTTCAAACTGAAACTTATTAGCTTTATCAACGATAAGAGTAACCTGATTATCCACCAGGGGAGTACTCTCAACAACCTGACCACGAACATAAGGACTAACAGTGATATCAGGTTCAAGAATGATCTGAACAGTATCACCATAGTTTTCAATCTCGCCAGCATAATCGGTATTAGTAATATCTTCAACAACGGATGCCTTACGGAAAGCCTTAAGAACTTTCTTAGAATAAATTACTGGACTAAAGAAACCATTCGGTAAGTTAGTGTCGCCAGCAACAGCGGAAAAAGCCATTATTTTATCTCCTAATTATCTCGGCCGTGACAAGTCATAAATAAATTTGCCATCACGCACCGCTTTTTCTATCTTAGCTTCAAAACGTTCATACTGTGCAGGACTAAGCTTCGCAACCCAACTCTCTTTAATAGCGCCTTCTAAACCATTGGCCGAGGGTTCAACCGACGAACTAGTCTTAACAATTCGAGAGGCTTCCAAATCTTTATTTACTTTAGTAGCCTGAGTAGTGGGAGTCTTAGCAATTCCCCGGTCAAGTTTATAAAGATCTAAAGCACGAGAACAAAGAATAGGATCATCTGGGTTATCATAAAGCCAACTCTTAATCTGATCAGTCTGTAGGTCTGCCCATTTATGCAAATCAGGGTTTTCTCTAAGCTGTTCAAAATCAGGGTGGAGTCTCCGCATTACTTCTTCTGCACGTTCAATTTTAGTCTGTAAAACTTCTTTCTCTAACTGCTCAATTCTATCAGAGCCCTTAGTAGAAGCCTCATTAGCTTTTGTAATGGCGATAGTTTCAACAATAGCGGCTACGTCAGGAAACTGCTTCATCCAAGCTTCGACCTCTTCTTGGCTCTTTGGCAATTTGAAATTTGCTTTTGTAGACTCATTTAATTGAGCCTTTAAAGCCTGAATTTCCTTGTCCTTGTCTTGACGCAAACGTTCATTATATCTACGGAGATCACCATATCTCTTTTTAAAAGTTTCCTCTTCTGCTGTAAGGTTCTGACCTGAGCTGTTGCTGGTATCCCCAGGGAGTTCATCAGAAGTAGTTACCGAGGCATCTTCTAAATTCTTCTTATCAATTCTATCTTGAACTAATTCTTTTAGTTGGTCTCTATAAGCTTGACCTTTGCGGGGAAGAACTAATTTATCAACATCTTCCACAGTCTCGATAGAATTTGGATCAATAAACATATATAATATTTCCTAAGATGGGCCTTTCGGGTAGCATCAACACTAAATTTTTACATTTAACATCAATGGTCACTAGGTCTTTAGTGAGTAGATTGAAATTTAATTAATAGTTATGTTCTATTTATTTATGCTGTCAATGGTCTTTTAATTAATCCTCCACACTTGTAGTCATACCCTTGAGAAGTATTTCCTAATTCTTGTGTTATATTACTGGTATGAGGTCTCCTAATAAGTCCTCCAGAAGCATAAGAATTAGAAGGGACATTCTTAGGGGGTTCATAATTTTTAGCGTCTGGCCCTCTAACTTCTGCGATCATTTTAGTTAAAACCTTGGCACCTTTCTCAGGGTCTCCATTTCCTAATTTCTTTGTAACATCCCCAGGGATAACAAATTCTGTATTAGAGAGCCAAGCTGGAATCTTATCATCTGTAGGACTCCCCTCTCCTTCAACAAAGCCTCCCCTATCCTTTACCATTCCTCCTTCAGCATATGTATTAGTTTGCCCCCTAGAAAAATAGTCTGTAGCCCCCTTTAAACTTGTTAAAGAAGTTCCAAGATCAAAATAATCAGGCTTAGAGGTTGTAGCTGCTGTAGTGCTAGAGGTTGTAGTAGCAGCGGCGGTTCCTGTAGGGTTGGTCCAATCAAAATTTGGATTGGTTAAATTAGCAGAGATAGCCGATAATTCTGCTGTTTGTTCGGGGGTTGCATTTTTCCAAATATCTGGATTGGTTAATTGGTACTGAAGGGCAGAAACAACAGCATCCTTAGCTCCAGTAGTTCCTTTATACTGCCCCTGGCTATTATAGTATGTCCCATACTTAGCAGTGTAGCCAAAGTTTTCTACTTGTTTAGTACTGTCATAGTCTAGTGTGGCCCCAGTAATACTCGCAATCTTCTGAAGAGATGTATTAAAAACATCCGCCATAGAGTCTGTTACAGTAGCTTTTCCCCCATTAGATTGAACACTTTTAGTAGTTATAGCATTACCATCTTGAATGCCTGTCCAAGTATTGGAATTATCGGCAGGAGGAGCAGCCCCTAATAATCCTTCAACAGCCCCAGCAATTCCTCCAATAACAGCCCCAATAGCCGTTCCAACAACAGGAACAACGGAGCCAACAACAGCTCCTGTCGCTGCTCCTGTCGCTGCACCAGTGGCCATACCAGAAGCTACTGTAGTATTCCCTAAAGCCCCATTAACAAGACCAGCAGTCATAAACCCTGCTCCAGCGGGAGCTACATAGGATAATCCAGCTCCAACAGCATCCACCATACCTGATACTGTAGAATCTGTTAAAGTTCCCCCAACAGCTTCTGTTGTAGAGCCAATTGCCCCCGTAGAAGTGGAAGTGCTCCCAGCAGCTATGCCACTAGCATCTCCCACATCAGCAGCAGCACTACTAAGGCCCCCTGCCGTTGTAGAAGAAGCTGTGCCATCAGCAGCGGCGACACTCATTCCTCCAGTAGCTACAGTCCCTGTAGATCCTGTAACATTAGCCCCAGTCTCTGCTGTTCCAAATAACCCCGTGGCAGACCCTATACTATCCGCAGTGCTACTAATAGAACTTGTTATGTCATTCCAAACACCTGTAAGCTGGGCAACTGTTTTCCCTAAACCTAGAGCATCTGAAAGAGAAACCGAACTATCGGAACTTGAACTTGAAGTGCCTGTAGAAGAGCTGGATGAAGTTGAAGATGAAGTAGTAGCAGCACTAGAAGATGCAGTAGTACTATTGCTAGTAGTGTCAGCCGAAGTTGTAGCATTCGTTGAGGTATCCGCACTTGTTTCAGAGGTATCCCCTGCTGTAACAGGGGTAGATACTGAAGTTGTAGTAGTAGGAGTAGATGTAGAAGTAACATCTATAGGGGTAGTAGTGGAGTTAACTACAGCAGAGGAAGTTTCTTGAGGAAGTACAATCCCATTACCAACCCCATTAACATTTTCAGTGGATGATGTTAAAATATTTGGTGTAGAATTTAGTGCGATAGTAGGACTTACTGAACTAGTAATGTCTAAGGGGTTGGTAGAAATTGCCATTATTTGTCTTTCAATTCAGCTTTTAAAAGGTCGTTAAGCTTGTCCATTGTTTGCAGAAAAGCCAGTTTGCCCTGGCACTGGAACAGAACCTGTTCCGATTGTGCCGCCACCAGAGCCCTGACTATCGCTTGCCGCTCCTTGTCCACCCATAGGAGAAGGGCCTGCTTGACTTCCGGGTGATTGAGAGCCAGATAGAGTATTCCCGCCTGAAGTTTGTCCCATTCCTGTGTTTCCACTTGCATTCCTCATAAGTAAAGCCTGAATATTAGCTTCATCAGGATTATTAATAAACTTCTCTGGATCAATATCCATAGACTGTGCCATTTCTCGCAACAGTGTGGACCACTTAACCAAAGGAGCAATAGCTGGATTGCTTCCAACTGTTTGCATAAACTGAGTAAGACGTTGAGACCTAACTTCTTTTTGCATCAAAGAAGCTGTACCATTAGCTTTTATCTCAAGGTCCCCTTTAATTTCCTCATCAGGATTAAACTGCATATTCCAATTAAATAATGCCTCTCCCATAGGTCTAAGAAGATAGTCATCAATATTCTTAATAACAGTTTTAATGTTTAACGCAGAAGCTCCCATTAACATAGACATACCAGAAGCTGTTCTATTAGTCCCACCAACACCAGTCTGTCCATATGAATAAGATTGGATACCTGTAGACTCATCAGCTAGCTGTCTAGCCTTATCAAACATAGCTAAATTATTTTGTGAAGTATCATTAAACTTCGTAGCAAAAATAGCTTGCCCTGGAGCACCGCCTTGTCTTCTAAAGATCTTACCTGGATAGATGCTCATGTCCTGACCAGGAACAAGATTAGATTCATCTACCTCAAATACAACATTTCCAGACAATGCTAAATTATCAATAGCCATTCGCATATGACCATTCATAACCATTTGGCTGTCTTCCATATTCTCCGCAACACCAATACCAAATACTTGATAGGGGTTTATCTCATATGGAAAAATAAAAAAAGGTAGTCTAATCGGCTTTAAGGGATTTAGGGTGCAACGCAGAATTTCATTACCACTAATCCAAATATTCATTTGAACTTCATCAACATCCTTAAAGGTGTCTTCAGGAAGATCAAATTCACTATTCTCAATAAGCGATTTATCAATAACTCCCCAATATTCCAACACTTCCCAACGTTGAATAATATTAGGAGCTGCCTTATCTTCTAATTCAGTTTCCCAATACTGTCTAACATAATTAGGTCCAAGATCAATAAGCCTATCAATAGCACTTCCTCTAAAGAAAGGTCTATCCTTTAAGGCTCGCAACTGGGTTCTACTTAACTTATATCTTTCAATAACATACTCACATTCTTTAGGAGTGCGAGCATCTGGATCGGGGTAGACGTTCCAAACACTCAAAGGTTCAAGCATTGGAATATCTTTAATAATAGGATCGTATTTCCTATCTCCACTATCCTCATCAACTGTCCATCTATTATAAGTTTTAGTCGCTGTGAAAGGACCTTTAATAACACCAGTACCAAGAAGAGCACACTCAAAGACAGCATGCCTAAGAACGGTAGAGGCATCACTATCTCCAAGTTGAGATTGAATAGTTCTATCCATCTTATTGGCTGCGTATTCAGCAGGTTCTACAGTGATCTGTTGAGGAGTTTTAGCATATCCAAGTTTAACACTAAGGCCCTTCAACTTAGTTTTTAAAGGTCCTAAAAGGGAAGCTAAAGTAGCTCCCGGAGGAAGATCTTTTCCATCTCCAGGATAACCATAAATGTCTTGTATAGTTCCCTTATCACTATCATCTATCTTGGTATCATCTCCCCCATTAGATGCTGAAGGGTCTACAGCCATAGCCTCTGCAATACCAAGAGGGCGTTCAGAGGGTTCAACAGAAATTGGAATTTTATTAGGAACAGAAAATAATACTTCAAGAAGCTGCCCATATGCAGCTAATACTTTTGTCTTAGTAACTTTTATAAACACACGAGACTTTTCATTGTCTCTAAACTGTGTACTAGATCCATAAAGGCCCCTAAAATTTCTATAACAAGTTAGCCAACGTGTCTCATGCCGAAGTCTAGCATCCTTTGCCCTAGTAAATTGATCATGAATAAAACCTGCAAGAGGGGCCATCTCTGCATTGGTATCCATAACCGCCTCAGGGGTCTTATCTTCTTTTAGATAAGTTACCCCATCTTCTTCAGAAGCATTAACCCCACCTTGCAAATCAAAATTCATTATTAACCGGCACTTCCATTATCACTAGGCAAACCACCCTTATTACCAGCGGGCTTACCATTCTTAACAAAAAGACTATCCGGCTTAGAGCTTCCAGTGCCAGACTTGCCAGCATCAACAGTAAGGCTCTGGTTGCCATTGGCATCAGGAATAAGATTCTTATTCAAACTGCCTGCACCATTCCCAGACTTAGCACTATCACCAGGATTAAAGCTTCCCCAAGAAGTCTTAGAGCGAGAAAGGTCTCCAAGGTTCTTGCAGGTGTTATTAAATCCATCAGATTGGTTAATATTAAAATCCATAATATCTCCTTAATATCCAAATTCACTATCAGAAATAAACCCTGCACTGGACTGTGAGGGATTTCTATTATTATATAAGAGCAACATAGAAGGATTATATGGCCTGCTCATACAACCATATCTCAAAGCATCATAAGCATGATCCTCTGCTGTAGTATCCACATCCTCCATATTATTCTTATCTAATGGAAGAGAGGGAAGTGTCCTAATTAAATTCTTACAAGTAGAAAATATCCTAAGTCTTGGAAAACCTTCCTCATTTAAAGCTAATCGCCTATGAACTTCAAGTTTACCATGAACACGACTACCAGAAGTCCTGTCAGAAGGTTTCCAACGGCAGCCCATCTTAGTCATAATCTCCGCTATACTAGGTCCGGGGTCTCCTCTATTCTGCCACGCTGAAGCATCTAAGACACCATACCTAATGTCTTCTCCTTCTTCTCTATCCAAGACCGTATTAGCAAACTCATCAGCAGTTTTCTTAGTTGTATACAGCTCACGATAGACGTAAAGATTATTATCATAATCTCCAGCAAACCATAAACAACAAGCTGGAGCACTATACCCCCAGTCAGCCGCTCTAAATCTAGTCCAATTATGAGGAATATCAAAAGGTTCTATGACATGTATTCGTCTATCAAACTCAGAGAAAGCTGCACTCTCAACAACATCCCAATCTCCATCAAGCCATTGCTTACGTTGGTGCTCAGGAAGGGTTGCCAACATTGTTAGGTAATTATCATCTTTTAAGAGATAAGGATTATCATAAACTGTGGAAGGAACAAACCTTCTAGTTACTTCAGACTCAATAATACCTGTTGGTGTATGAATTGAAACCTTCTGGGAGAATCTTGTATTAGGCTCTGCTGGAGAAATAAATAAATCTTTCACCCAACCACTATTACCACTAATCCAAACACACCCATCTTGTCTAATAAAAAATGTTTCTGTGTCTTCAATAGTTAGGCAATACACTTGGCCAATAAAATTTTGTTTACTAACATTTGTTTTTCTTTTTGTATTGGTGCCAACATCGTATCTATGGTTTCCAGTTAGAAGTTCTGTACCACCACTTTTATTTTTTGTAAAAGTAACTTCATAAGAAGGATGACAAAAGCCTAGTTTTCTCCCTTTTATAACTGCGCCTTGTCTTTGTCTTTCCCTATAACACACCTTATACCCAAGTTTTATACAAACTTCTATTACGTCATCTCGAAGTTTCTTAGAAGATGTATAATAAGTTCCTGAAATTTCTTCCTTATTCTTAAGCCAAGTCCCATCCCCCAACATAAGGGCATTAAGTAAAAGTTGTAATTGTTTTTGAGAAGAGTTCTTTAGGTTTTCTGGTATATATTTATTTAAAGATTTTCCAAACTGCTCAAAGTAGTTTCCCCAACTTTTAGAATAAATTGAAAACCCCCCTTCTGTTGTATAATAAGTAAATCCAACTTTAATTAAAAAGTTTTGTATTGCCTCTCTTGACTCTTCCTTTACCTGAGAGATACCAAACCCACCGTCTCTGGTCATATGATGACCTTCTGATAAAAAGAATCCCATTAATACAGCATAATCATCCCCCGAAATTGTATAGGGCTGTGATTTTCTACTTTTTCTATAAAGGGTAGTATCAACAGAAAATAAATCTATATCTTTTGCCAACCAATTGGCAGACCTTAATATTGTAGCTTGCCCACTTAATTCCTTATAAGGCCTTAATTCAAAATTAAGAAACCCTTCTTTCTTACTTCTAATAAGTTCTGGAAACCTATGATCTTCTGTGGAAGTAAACCTAAACCTGCTAGTATTACTTTTTACAATATTCCCCGTATATTCTCCTGAATGGGTTTTTAATACCCTCTTCTGGACAATATTTTTATTTTTATCAACAGACCAAACAAGTTCCCCTTCTTTAACATCCTTTATATCTTTCCACCCTTCCTCAACAGTCCAAACTTCCCCATAAGGAACACATCCAATATTCCCCGGGTTCCCTGTCGATCTCATATAGATTGGAATTGTTGGATCTGTAGACCTAAGAGAGCCCCTAAGATCATTCCAAATATCCGGAGTGGGAAACTGTGGTAGTTCATCTACACCAATCCAAGAATAAGCCTGCCCCTGATATCTTAAAGCGTCTGCTCTAGTCTCCGCATAACCAAATTCAATGCGAGCCCCACTAGGAAAGTTCCAAACCTTATCTTGTTCTTTCCACTTAGCCCCAGGATAAGCTCTAGGATAGAGCATTTGAGATTTAAAAATCAAATCTCTCAACTCTGGCATGGTCTTACGAATGATAACAGCCCTAGCTTCCCTCTTATCACAATAACGAAGGGGATCAATCAACAGAGCATAAGATTTACCACCGCCTCTAGCCCCCCCATAGAAAACTTCTCTTTCAGAGGCTGCTAAGAAATCACTTTGTGGACCAGCATTTGCTTGGAAAACAATATTATCTTTAACTTCTTCAAGTCTAGATATGATAGTAGGAGGCAAATCTTCTTTTACCCCTAAATCAACCATTCCGCTGCCATCTTTAGCTATAATATTGGCAGCATCAGTGGCTTTCTTCTTTAATTTAGCCTTCTCAAGTCGATTTTCTAGAGATTTTATACTATCTTCAGCAGACTTAGCAGCCCTTGTAGCAGAAATCTTAGCTTTTGCTGCTCCAATCTTACCCTTTTTAATCTTCGGTAGGGGGATTTGTACGTCTGCCATACTTTTCTTTCTTCCATTGTCTAAACTTAAGGTGTAAATTCTTTACTGCCAAGTATCTGCCAGTAGTAGCCACAAGCCAACGCTGAACTTCTCTAACAGAACTAGTTCTTAAATATTTCATAGCCTGTTCAAGGGCATCTAATTCACTGGGGATTGGGATGAGAAGCTTATTATCCTCCTCACTCACCTTATACCCATAAGGAATTACACGAGAATGTTTTATCTTTGTCTCATATTCTGACATTTTATTTGTCCTTAGGGGGCAGAATAAAGATGCCACCTTCTGCTTTAACACTCACTTCAGACTTATCAATCTTCTGGACACCCGCCCTATCCAAAACCTCTTTAAGAGCCTCCAGTTTTATCTTTCCACCCATCTGATTAGGCTTACTGACAACATCTAGCAAACCCTCAATACCTAATGCTGCGTTAGCCACAAGAAGGTCTCTAGCCCTATCTAAAATCTCTTCTCTAAGAGACCTAACAATATCATTAACTTTAGCTGTAGGAGAATACCCAGCAAGATTGGCAGCTTTACGATAGTCCCCCTTAGCATCACCAAATAACTTATCTAAAAAGCTTTCTTGTAAAGCTGTCAATTCTTTAGTCATTACTTCTTAAATCCTCTAAGGGTTTTAGCAAGGGCAGCTTCTTTACGTTCCACAGGATCTTTAGACTTAGCTGCCTTATTCAATTTACTAACAGGAATTTTCTTCCCCTCTGGAATACCCAACTTTTCATGAAGGGCTCCCTTATTCTTGGTAGCCCCTGCAATCCAATTCTTTGCCATAATTAAACTGCCGGAGTTTCAGCCACAGGAGTAGTCTCCACAACAGAGGTAGCCTCTACAACGGGAGTAGGAGCAGTCTCAGAGACAACTACTTCCACAGGAGTTTCCACAACTGCATCAGGAATGGTGTATATCAAATTCCCACATACAGAACATAAAATAGGTGTAGCCATTACTTCTTACCTTTCTTCACAACCTTGCCGCCCCGTTTATATCCAGCAGCCTTGCTAACTACAGCGTCAATAGCTTTGTCTTTCTTAGAGTCTTCCTTAAAGCCAGAAATCTTATCAAGCTTCTTGTCCAACTTACTGTCTTCATAATCCTTCTTCTTAGCAGCCATTATTTCTTTCCCTTCTTAGCAGCCTTCTTAACCATACCACCCTTCTTAAATCCTGCTGTGGGGGAAGCCCCTACAGTGCCAGGAGACATCATTGTAGCCTTAGCAGCACGAGGAATACGCGGGGCATGAGTGCCCTTATTACCCCTCATAGAAACCTTTCCCATATTCTGTACCGGAAATGCGTTAACCATTATCACTTTCTCCACTATTATCTGAGGGAGTGTAAACAAATACTCCCTTATTTTCATTGTATAAACTACTATCGTAATTAGGATTGTTCTTTAAGTTCCATTCATGAATTTGCTTATCTGTAAGAATGGGAGTAGGAGCCTCTACAGTAGAAGCCTTAGAAATAGGCCTAGCGGCTACAACAGCTTTAGAAGGCTCTACAACCTCAGAAGCAATTTTGGTATCACTGGCGGTAGGAACAACTATATCGGCCTCAGTAGCCTTCTGAGGGGCTACAATCGCCACTACAGGAGAATCTTCTGTATTATCCGTAGCTGAAGCATTTAAAATGGCCTTAGTCTGCTCCATAAGCTTTGCCTGATTGGCTAAGCTTTCTTCTTTAGAACTTCCTAACGTATCATCCTTAGATGTAGGAGTACTATCTGCTGTAAGACCAAAAGCAAGTCCTACAGGACCAGCTAATGTCTTCAAGAACTTAAGGGCCAATGCCCTGCCCCCAGTCTTAGACAAATGATCAAGTATTTCTCCTGCTGTAGATTCATCTTCACTTGACATATCTGGGTGCAAAGAATCCCCAGAAAAATCTCCCCCTCCAACATATTTAGCTTTAGAGGCTGCGTCCTCTAGTAGAGGAACCTTAACACTCTCATCATGAAGACTATCCCCATTAATAGTCTCCCCATAACCCTTTGAAGGAACATTCCTAGAAGGGCCTGCCCTCTCAATTAAACTCTTTGCCACTCTCTTCTCCTTAATGTGGGATTGGAACTTATAAACAAATCTTCATTAAACTCAATTTGCTTCTCTTGTTCCCTAAGTCGTTTTGTAAGCTGTCTCTTTTTGAGGGCAAGCTTTTTGCTCCCTAATGTGTTTTCTTTACGGAGCATATCCTTATAAGTTTTAGACATAATTCCTCTTATTACAACTTTTTAATACAGTGATTTAGCTTAGGGCAATTTATCTTATACTTCCTAGCATACCAAGAAGGAATGCCGTAAAAGGAAGCAGGAAGAAGCCCTTCTTCATACAATAAATTTTCTACTTTCATTACTGGCATATCTATACCAAATTTATCTTTTATGTGAGCCTTAATATAAAAGGAAAAAGAAATGGGAATATAAATATTGGGGGAGATGCTGTCTGTATTACGAAGAGATTCATAAAGGTCTGCTAAGAGGTCCTTCATTTAAAATTAGAATTCATAATTATTCCTTGTCATAAGTTAAATAGAAAATAGTAGCTGCACAAGGATAGCATTCCCCTTTAATGCCCATAATAATAAAATCACCAATATGACATTCCATTGTTCCTTCTAATGTATCTATATAACAACTCCCCATAAACTCTTGTTTGCTAATTTGCCTTTGAAACTTACTAGGGAGGTCTAATACATTTCCTGTATATTGATATGCTTCAATTACTACAGGTTTCTTTCTATATAAATTATTCATTTCTACACCATAATCTTTCTTTAATGCTATCTACTGCTATAGAGAACATACCTAATGTCTCAAATAGATTTATGTCTCCAGAGGAATTCTCATACCACCTATTCTTGAAATTACCTTTAGCAATTATGACATACCCTTCTATATCTCCTTGCTTCGTAAGTTCTAAGGTATGCTCAAGAGAATGTATAATATCTGCGTTAATATTATTTTCTGCTATATAAAGAGGAATTGTATTATTCATATTATTTTCTCAATATGTATGTGTGTTACGAAAGTATATATAAGAATTTTTATAAGGGAATATAAGCATTCCTCATATATTTGCCATTCGAAGAATGTATGTTACATTAGATGTATTAGAATTTTTAGGTAGGAGAAGCTATCTAGTTAGCAGCTCCTATATAACTAGGTACTAAAAAAAGTGCCCTAGTTAACACCCTCCAATGAAAATAAATATTTATTCTAGGTGACAAGAGTCTAAATGAAATTTTATATTGGGGGTATATACGGCCACCCACTATACCCCTTTGGCCCATGCCCGGCTGCCACAGAAATATAAAAGCCATCTCCTATATACTATGGCATATACACTAGGCAGCCAAGATAATTTCCTAAAACTACAAGCATTCCCTGTGTTTAATGAAGGCATACTATATGTAGTATGCTGTAGTAACGCATATGTATTGTCCTAGGAGAAGCCAAAAGAGAACCCTAACGTATGCTCAAGGGGAGAATATAGGAATGCTTATGTTACGAATCTGGGGAGAGACTAGAAATAATGATAAAGCATACACTACACTATACTATATTACACATCCACATATACACAATGCCATTCCTGAATGCTTCCGTAGAAT